GTTAGGATAATTCAAAATCATCTTTAGCTCCCGGGGAGTTTTGAATGAACGATTTACTGGTGTTGGTTAAGATCCTCTCGGCGCTTTATCAAGCAAAGAAGCTGAAAGACACTAACTTAATCAACGAACTTGTGGAAACCTTGGAAGAGCTCCCGAAACCTAATGCTGACGTTTTCAGTCACGATAAGGAAACTCGTGAGAGCATTAAGGCGACAATTCAGTGGTTGCTGAAACAACCCAACGACGAGCCTGTTATAAAATCATTGCTAATGCAGCGTGTAGAGCTGTTCTGCAAGAATGACGAGTCGTTGAAGAAGACCATCGCCGCCGGCCTTGAAGATTGCGAAGATGAAGAACTCACTCGCAAGTTGGTCTATAAACATGTTACCGAAGTTCGACTGAACGGCGAGACTGAAGCCTTCCAGAAGAAGTTCAAGCAAGCACTCTCCCCTTTCTACTTCAAAGACATCTCCGAGATGAAGAAGGAAGACTGGGGTAACCTGATCGACATGATTCAGGAGCGGGTCAACAATACCTACGACGAACGTACATCGGAAATCGTTTATACGGTTACCTCTGGTACTCCTGAGTCTTTCTTCCAAATCATTGAGATGGCGAAGAAGGAAAACAGTAAGCAAGGTATTCTCAAGCTTGGTCTGCATGCACTGAACCAAATGCTTGAACCTGACGGTGGTTTGCGTCGTAGTAAGTTCTACCTGATCAACGCACTGACTAACCGCGGTAAGTCGTTGACCATGGCGCACATCTTGGCCTCGGTCGGTTTGTACAACATTCCGATGCTGCGTAACAACGCCAAGATCCCTACGCTGCTCATGGAGTCCTCAGAAGACACCATGGACCTGATCATCATGCGGATGTACAAACTCGCATTGAGCGTTCAAGGTCAGTTAGACGGTGACTTCCAAGTCGATGCTGCGGAAGACATTGTTACCACCATCGTTAAGTGCTTCAAAGAGAACGGTTGGTTCCTGATCATTAACCAGATCGAAGCGAACAAAGACAGCATGCAAGGCATGTTTGACCGGGTTCGTAATCTGGAAATGAAAGGCCACGAGATCATCTTCTACGGTTACGACTACTTGGGTCTGGTTCCTATCGACAAGATCCCTGGTGAAAGCAAGTCTGACAAACTTCAGATTCTGTTCCGTCGTGTTCGTTCTTTCATGATTGCTCGTGGTATCTGCTTTGTAACACCGCATCAACTTAGCCCAGAAGCCAAGAAGATGTTGAAGGAAACAGACGATGAGTCTGAAGTCTATTTTGCTCGTGAAGTAGCTGGTAAGTCCATGACTGAGACCTCCACCAAGATCACGAACGAAGTTGATGTTGAGCTGACCATCCATGTAGCGAAAACCCCAAACAAGAACTACTTTACAGCGTGCGTGGGGAAATCGCGTGGTGAAGGTTGTGAGCCGAGCAAACGCTTTGCTATCTACGACCTCGATCCAATCCATGGCTTGAAGCACGACATCAATGGTCGACCTGCCTTCCGTCGTAGCCTGCAACAGAAGATCACTGACAACGGTGAACTTGTTTCTGACTTCGACATGTTGTAAAAACAGTAAACTTTTAATACAGTAACTATTGGTATTAAACTGACCACCTAAATTCCCTCTCTCCAGGTTCATTCCTGGGAGAGGGTAAAAGGTTTATGTTTGCCTGTCAGCTATTTACAGGGCTGCGACGCTCTACAATGCGATTACAGACGTTTTGAGAATACTCTCCTCTCCTTGTCTGGATTACTTCATTTAAATGCTTTAACGAGGTTTTGGAGTGAAGGATCCTATAGGCGTGCTTTTATTCGGGAAGGCTTTAAAGAGGGTATTGACATGATGGAGGCATTAATAGGCATCGGCGGGGCGCCTGACTATAGCGGTAGCTGGCAACAAATGGCGACCACCGGTGGACCAGTATTAAAAACAGCAATATCTGCAGCCGGGATAGGCGATAAGGTCTATACGTTTGGCGGGCAGGTTGGCGGGACCTATTATCGTGATCTTCGTTATTTCGACGTTACGAATGGGACATGGACGACACTTGGTAACGGAACCATGGTTGTTCGACATAACGCCGTTATGGTTGCCATGGGAGGTAAGCTCTACGTACACGGTGGGAATAACAGCACTGGCGGTCTTAATGATGTTTGGATGTACGATCCAGATCTAGCCACTTGGACTCAGAAACTGGCGGGTACCATCAGACACACGGCAGCGGCAGCCGCGGTCGGGAACAAGATGTATGTTTGTGCTGGGTGGTTAAGCAATTACTTAGCTGATCTGAAAGTCTACGACGCCGACGCCAACACTTGGCAAACGCTCTCGCCTCTACCAGGTGCTGCACGCAGTGACCACACGATGGCTTCGGTGGGGACCAAGCTTTACTTGTACGGCGGTGGTAACGCCGGCGGACAGTTAAGCGACCATTGGTGTTACGACACCTTGACGGATACTTGGACCCAACTGGCTGATGGACCACCTGCTCGTTTCAGACACACAGCGGTCACCATTGACGATAAAATTTACGTCTTTTCTGGTAAACCTGTCGGAGTTAACAGCAACGAGCTGTGGTGTTATGATCCGACTGATGACAGCTGGACATTAATGAGGACAATCCCAACCTCTGGACGGGCTGATCATTATGCTGGTGTTGGTGCTGGGAAGATGATCACCGGCATGGGTAACGGTGTGCTGGACTGCTGGCAATATACGCCTTGATCCACTCTTTTACTTTTCTTGGTAACCGGTTGCCCAGGCAACACAACGAATAAGGCATACTCTCCTACTCCGCTAAGGAGTAGGAGAGTACTTGTTAAGAAAAGCTTAAATAGAGGTGTCACTGCCTCCCCTGCTTTCGCAAGAGCCCTTCCTTCACGGTTGTATAAACATAGCCTCCTAGACAGGAAAATATATTCATTGATCCGCAGGGACTACGTTGTTCGCTAGGAACAATTCCAGGTTACTGTGTTCCCGGAAGATAGGCTGACCCGGGTTCTTGGTATCCTGTTGGTATTCCGAACGAACTGACACCACCGTTCCTTCACGATACATCAACGCCTGACTACCGCTCATGAAGTAGAAACGACATGGCATGCCCGGAACAATCTCAGTCGCCCGAGAGTTGTGCCAAGTACGTGACACGATAGAGCCATCCGTGTACGCGTTCTGTGACAACAGCTTACACAGGTTGTTGGTCGGGGTAGAGTGGAAAGGAATGTTCTCCTCTTCACTACCACGTTGAGACGTCTTGTACTCGGACATGGAGTCTTCCCGTGTCGTGAGTGCTTGACCTCTGGCGTAGTACTTACCCGTTTCGCCCATGATCGCATCAGAGCTCACCACACGCTTACCAGAGCCGTGGTTCTGCTTGTGGATGTCGCTGCCGTCCGTACTGTGACCTTCACCCGTAGAGAGCACCGTGAGGACCTTATCATCAAGGAACCAACTGTTCTTCAGAGTGGGGAACACGTCAGACGGCAATGCGTAGATGTTGAGCACTTTCCGAGCATTGTCGTAACGACCCAACTTCAGAGGAGGAAAGATGTACCACATCCCTTTACGGTAGTAGGACGCCATCCCTCGACTGTAGAAGCCGAACTGATCGTCTTGCTGGAGGAACTCCGCCAGCTTAGGCAACGGCATAGGTGGAATGATGACTTGTCGGAATACCCGTGTGTTGTCGTACGGGTACTCGATGTCAACACCCCGCCACTTATCACCCCCTGTCAAAGTCAGTTGTTCACCGAACTTGGTCAGCTGATAATGCAGGACGTTATCCAAGGTGGCCATCAGCATGTGGTCAGCCACGGTCTCGTTCTTCAACAGAGCGTAACCGATGTCCAGCAACTGGAATTCCACGGACACCATGTTCAGTGAGTCCTTGGTCGACAAATCCGCCAGAGCGGTGTTGTTCGCCGCCATAGGCGCGCTGGAGTCATGGAGTGGGATAGCCCTGAACCGATACATGGTCTGAGTGTAGCCCTGACGCTCTGTGACCTCGATGTAGAGGTTATCCTTCACCGGCAGTACGTTGTTCTGGTATACACCCGGTTGCAGCTGAGCTTTGATCCGGCAGTCATCAGAGTGGTTCACCCCAAACAACGCCAAACGAGCAAACCCAGTCGGAACAATCAACGGAATCTGCTCAGTGGGGGTAATGACCATCGCGGACATGGTAAAGATTCGTTCGCCACCACCCTGGTCGATCGTGTTGGCATACGCGACCAGGTTGGCTAACGGCTTTGGTACATCCATGACTTATCCTCTAAAGAGCCATTCGGACGTCTCAGTCGCGTTCGACTCCAGATTCACCAGACTGTCCATTACGGCCGTAGAAGGCTGCACGGGGCGATCAGCGGTTGCCAGCATGCTGTCTGAGGTCACGAAGTCCTGTTCTTGCAATGCATCAAGGTGACTGACGAAACTGATCTCGCCTTTCTCCTTGTTGTGGCTGAACAACATCGACAGGCCCATCAGACCGACCCTGTTCAATGCCTTGTCGGTAATCATCTGCTTCTCGATATCGTTATCGATCACAAACGGCTTGAGACGCTTGTAGATGGGGAACAGATACCAAGCCAGGGATTCCAACCAACGCAGCTCCTGAATCGGCGGTGTGCTGAACTCAGGAGCGTTGTTCTTGATCTCACACCAGAGCATGATGTATTCCTGGATCGATTCATAGATCTCAGGTACGACATGGTTAGCGTTGTTGAACCCCAGATCTTCATGCCCTGTCAAGTTCGGCAGGATGTCGATCATCTGACAGCAGTTCATCTTCCTGACTTGGTGGTTATCGAAGTAACCCGCGTCGTTGGCGTACCCTTCCTGCTTGGATTCGTAACGCGTACGCAGCTGGTCGATGTCCATCAAGGTCTTCGGAGCAATCCACACCGGGTAGGCACGGTTGTTCAGAATGTTGAACAGAAAGAAGACCCGATCTCGGATCTGGTTGTACCGCGAATGAGACATCATAGAGGATCACCTAATTTGCGGCTGACCTCCAACAAGAGCATCAGGATCGCACCGTGGTAAAGTTGTTTGTTCTTGTCGAGGTCGAAGTAACCCTCGCAATAAGCAAGCAGCTTCTTCTTGTCCACGACTTTATCCCGAAGGATGGTGAGTACCAGTTGTTCAAACGTATCTTCCGGAGTGCCCTCAAAGAACAGTTCGGAGAACACGTAATTCGAGAAGTTCTTTTCAGTCGACGGCAACAGGATAGGGAACCCGTCCATGTTGAAGTAGGCTTTGTACTCCTTGTAGTCCTCTGGGTTGGTGCAGATGAACCACATGAACTTGCTGGAACGCAGGTTACCGTAGAGCCGGGTATTCGCCAGACGCGTGGTCTGGATCATGGCAGCCTTATCGGAACAGATCCGCAGCAGGTTGAAATCACCCCGCAGCAAGACTTCCCAGATGTTGATGGTGCCGTGATAACCCTTGTCCAAGCCGCCGTACTGTACGGAGAACTCGTTGATGAACGGGTACGTGGTTTGCAGCTCAGGAGGCAACACCGACCGGATAAAGCTAACCAGGTACTGGTCGTACACCTTCTCCCCGTTGGACGCATCGTAAGCAATGGTCTTCTCGGGGTTCCAGTAGAACTCACGCATCACGTAGTTAGCGATGGTGGCTTTCCAGTGTGACAGCTTTTGACCGATGTCGTAGGCTTCTGGACTGATAACGTCAGCACCACTGTGCAGTGCTGCGTCACGGTCGTAAACCTGTTCATCCACCACACGGCCGTTCAGGATGTCGTACCATTCCTTGGTCAGAATCCCGAGGAACTGAAAGGTCAGGTAAAACATCTTGTTTGCGGTGACGTTACGAGGCTCAGGCTGTTCGGTTACCGTGAACAGGCCCGCGTTGCCATCGCCGATGTCCATGATCATCACGTCATAGCGCACAGGTGCCAGCTTGCTGATCGACCAACCATTGAACGTTTCGGTGCTTTCGCCGTTCTCCGGGTTGAAGTTAAACGCCCCGTCACCTTCCTGCTTGATGATGGTTCGCTTGATTCGGGTGTAGCTTTGATACGTCCCGGTGTTCCCTGGAGAAAACGGGGTGGGTTCTTCATCAGCACCCAAGAAGCAACGGTAGTACTCGCACAGACGCGGAGCGCCATCCACCATACTCAGCAGACTGGTTTCAGGCTGATAAGAAGAGTCCACGATGGAGTGTTTGAAACTGTCACTGTAAATCTTGGGGACATCCGGCGTAGGCGGAGTCTCTTTCCCCAGCGGAGTAATCGCAAAGGACATTATCTTCTCTCCTGGATGATGTTCCAGGCAATCAGCCCGGCATTCGAGGTGTAGGTGTTAATTGGACGCGTCGGGAACTTACCCCAGCCTTTAGCGATGTCTTGACGGACTTCGAACAGGTGGTTGATCCAGTGACTGTCAAACTGGTTCCAGTCGTATTCGTTCCAGAACGACTCAATGATCAAACGATCATCAGGATGATTGCGCATATCATCCCAGAAGGCGTCTGTGTAGTCGCGTATGGCCCAATCGATGCAAATGACGACCCGATATGTGTTACGCATCTCAGGCAGCCCAGAGAGCCAGATAGTACCCGTCTCGTCCAACGACATCCGAGGAATGTGTACGCGCTGGTCATTACTGAACACTTGAATGGTGAAACAGCTCTCGTTATCACGGAAAGCAAACTCACGACGACGCAGGATGTAGTTCTTAACCCGTTCGTTCCATTCGTAGCCCGGGATCTCGAAGATGTTACCCAGCGCTTGGTTCTCGACATTCTGAACAGAACAGCGAACCTGGATAACCGGTTGCATCCACGCACGGAACTTCCAACGCCATGGATCGTGCAACGGTAGGCGGAGGTAGTACGGTGCTTGAATGTGACGGTCAGGGAAACCTAGGTCACGAGCAAACGCCACTTCAGGAGCCACACGCTTGTTGAACTGTTCTACGTGTTTTTCCTGAGGAGCCGGAATAAAGGCTTCAGGGATTTGGCTTTGGTAAACCATCAGCGGGTACTGCAACTCCCAACCAATGAACTCTTGGAAGAAGAAGTTGTAGTTCATCGTGACTTCGTACTTACCAAAGGTTTCTGCTTTACGAGCCAGAGCGGTTTGCGGTTCGTCGAAGTAGATGCCGATGTTGTCCAGCTTCAGTGGGGCTACCATGCGCTTGAGGTTGCCCGCCACGTTACTGATCGTGGTGACCGGGGACTTGCAGCCAGCATCGAACCAATCCGGCAGCTCAGGAGTCGTAGGTTCGTTCGCCACTAGCAAACCGTGGATCGCTTTCATGAACTCGATAATCTGTGGGTTGATCACCAAGTGAATGTTGGCACTGAAGTTAAAGGCGGCGATCTGGTTGGCTTGCAAACGGTTGATGCGGTTAACAAAGGTCTTGGCAGAAGTCCGGCTATTAAAGTAAGCCGTGACCGCTACCTTGATGCGACGCCCTTCAAAGCTAGGCGTAAGAATCAGCGGCAACGCACCCCCGTCGGACCAAACCGGTAGTTCAGTCTCCATGCGGCGGGAGTTGCTGAAACCAGAGTTGAACTCATGCTGTTCAACTTCGGTAGCGATGAAAATCTTGTTACGGAATACACCGTCGGTATAACGGACAGAGCGGTCGTCGTCAGTGGCGTTGTTGCCAACTAACTTAGCGATCTCGTTCTCACCGTTGAAGTAAATCTGGTTACCACTGTCCAGTCCGTAGAACTTGAGTACTTGACGGATGGAATCCATAATAGCTGGTCTGAAGAAAGCATTGTAGTCTTCCTCCGACTCAATAAAGGTGTTGAACATGTCGAATACTCGTTGTACGAATGAACAAATCCGGTATGGAAGGGGCCACCCTCCATACCGGCATTATGCCTGCTTAACCGGCTTTGTCTTTATCACTGGCATCGAGAAGGCGATAGCGTACGAACCACAGACGATCATCGGGAGTCCTGAAGACAGCGAGATCGGAAACCCCGTCGTTCATCAGGTCAACCACTTCGGCTTCCAGCATGTCCGCCACCGAAGGAGCGCACTCGATCGTGTGGTGAATCAGCTCAGCGGCCAAAGATTGAACGAAGCCCTTTCCCAGACCACCACCGCCAACCACGATCACGTCGTAAGCCGGGAAGACCTTGCTGACCAAAGCCAGTTGAGCCTTCTGTTCACCCAACGAGCAGCACACGGCGATCTTCGGACGATCGAACTTGGCCTTGTCCTTCACGGTGATGGCGAGAGAGCCTTTAACGTGGATGGACGTCTCGAGGATGTAAACCCCGGAAGAGAGTGTCCCCTCAACACCGAACCGCACAGTACCCTCATCGGCCTCGTAATCAACGCCAGGGGTCAGATACAAACGGTACTTAGCGGAAACAGCCGCCATCACGTCTTCCCAGCTGTCGCCTTCGCTTGCCATGACTTCAGCACGCTGACCAGACAGGTAACGAGTGACGTCAACCTTTGGCATGGTAACCCGTTTGGTTTCCTCACCGATCTGGACAACGAAGACTGCCTTCTCTGGAGACTCAGCAGCGCCGGACTGAATGACCGCGCCAACCGGCAAACTTGCAAGCACAAGTTCCAGCACGCGAGGATTAACGTTACTCATCCTTCTTCCCCTTCTTATCGGTATCAGCGATGAAGATCTTTGGACTGATACCGGAGATAGCCTTTTGGATACCGGCCATCAGTTTGGTGTGAGCAGCCAGTTCGAACTTAACGTCCTTCAGCTTCTCTTTACCGGTTTTGACCTTGTCTTGGACTTTGGCCTTTTTAGCCTTCGCCACGTCCTTGTTGCTTTCGTCACCGGTGGTATCGCTGGACGCGGTCTTGATCTCAGCCACAGCCTTTTGAGCGTCGGTGATCTCAGCGTTCAGTTTACCGCCAGACGTAGCCTCTTTGGACATGAACCCCATCAGGGCGTCGATGACCTTAGGGGCGTCGCTTGGGGTACGCAGCTGACTGACCAACCCTTTCAGCTTACCCGAAGGATCAACTTCAGCCATCAGGTTGGTAATACCTTCCCGGGCTTTGTCGTTGATCACCGCGGCCGTGTCCTTCATCGACTGCAAGGCCTTCTTGTTGTTATCAGCCATCAACTCAGCCGACTTAACCTTTTCTTCAGGCTTGCTGGTGGTGAAGAGGTCTTTGATAGCACCCAAGGATGCTGTCAGTGCGCTCCAAGCTTTCTCGCCCATGTCTTTGATCGCGTCAAAGATAGGACCTTCCTGACCGGCATAACCTTCCAGACGAATGTTGTTAGCATTCGCCACGCCAATGAAGTATTCCTTAGCAGGACTCTCGGTCCCGTTCAGGAAGTGCTCCATCCCCTCGATAATCATGAGGGGGTGTTCCAGCGCGCAGCCGCACAGACAGTCGGTGTCTTTACGACATTCCAACCCGTCCACATCGAAGTCAGGATCAGGGATCTCTTCCAGATCATCGGGGTCAACCTCTGGGTACTCTGGCAACCCAGCCTCGGCGCCGATCCGGCAGGCCACGAAGCAATCCGTCAATTCAAAGACCTTTTGAATGTACTCGAGTTGGCGGACATAACCACGCAGGATGGCAACCGGGAACTCTTCCTCCCCGGCATTAAGCTGTGCCAGTTTACCCAGATTGAAACGCACGTCATCCATGAAGAGTGCGAGCGAACTGGTCTGGTCCATGGGACCGCCTTTGTTCCCCATTCCACTGATGGTCATCGCCAATGTCGTTGGGCGTTCGTAGTAAGCGTTATGCATGTCATTAAAGACATCTAAGAGGTAAAGGTTCAGCGCACTGTTAACCTTCATCTCCGCCGCATCGTAATACGAGAAGTTCTTCTCGATACAAGCCAGAACATTGTTGAGAAGCGAGCGAACCTTCTTCTCATCCATAGGCTCGTCACCACTGTAACTACCCAGAGACTCGATGATCCGTTTCAGGATCGGGTGATCGTCCTTGGAGAACTCGAACATCTTGGTGATCAACATCATCCCCAAGAGAGACAACTGGAGGTAAAGACTCATGCCGAGGCTCCCTATTTGATTTTGACTTGAACTGTGCCTTTAAAGAGCACAGCGTTGCGAGCGTCGATGGTCATGTAGTCCTCAAACGAGCTGAGATCCACTTCGCTGAGCGACAGGCCGTTCAGACCTACCACGCGCTTCCACTGCGAGAACAACAGCCCCAGCGAGTCCCCAGGGCTCAGCTGGTCGGCCTCCTGAGCGATAACCGGATACTCTTGGGTCAGCAGGTCGATGCTCAGTTTTTCATTCAAAGCGTCAGGAGTGGTGAGTGAGTCCTTGAACTCAAAGCCGGTAATGTCCTGAGGGATGGTTGCGAACAACTCGCCCAAGTCCACACGCTCAACCAACACAGCGTTCAGAGCATCGCCGCTCACAGCGTACTTGAACGACTTATCGTTGATCGGGTGAACCGTGCCGAAGCGAGGGTTCAGGTTAGTCAAGCCAGCCTGATGAACGGCCGACGAAACAATGACCGTTTGGTTAAACAGATTAAGCCGCATGAGACTTACCCTTGTTGACAGTGGCGTTCAGGATGGACAACGAAGCGAAAAGACCTTTGAAGATGGTCAGCTCCAGCAACTTAATGTTGGCCATGCCGTTACGCATGATGGTTTGAAGGTCACTGATCGTGCTAACGTAGTGAGAGTTCTTGTCGGAGTCAGCCTTCTTGGTCTTCTCCAGCTCTTTGTTCAGAGCCTTAATGAAATCCTTTTCCAGCTTGACGGTGAACTCCATCAGGTCATCAGCGTTGTTCATCAACGCCTTGTGTTCCTTGAACAACCGCAAGACTTCCGTTTGGTTGGTACGGAAGGTTGGGTTTTTAGACTGGTTAGGTGGGGACGGTACTTCGTGCAACTTACCGTTCTGATCCATCTTGAAGTCGTGGGAAGCAAAGAACGGAGTGGAGACGTTGAACCCTTTAATGCTCAGAGTCCCCATCCCCAAAGAGACAATCTTGTTGATCGTTTCTTTGAGTTGTGCAGGACCGTTGTTGGTAGGGGCGGTCATGTCGGTCAGAGACTTACACGCACCCTGAAGGATACCGACGTACAGAGCCACGCGCTTCATGGCTTCACCGCAATCGTGGAACGCCGAGGACATCCAAGACAGACTAGCTTCCGGTTTGGTCAGCTTATCGTAGATGTCCATGTAGTCGAGGGGATAATGGATCTCCCCGGTGTTGATGCCGTTCTTCTCGATGTCGAGTTCCAGGGACTTGGTCTTGCGGCTGACCGCTTCTTTCTTACCGGTAAAGAAAGAGAACAGCCACTTGAAGAAATCTTTGACGGCCTGGATAACAACCTCAACGCCCTTCTTAACTTTGTCGAGGAAACCCTCGTTGCCCGATACAACAGAAACTTCTGGCAGGGAGACGTGAGAGAAGATCGCTTGATAGAACTCTTCGTTACCACTTACGCGGTCGTACTCTTTGGAGAGTTCAAACTTGGTGTCTTCGTCGATCACATCGCTGTAACCTTTTTGGTCCGCGTTGTATTCTTCCAACAACGTCGGGGTGTTGATAAAACGTGGACTATCAGTAATGGACATAAGGAAGCCCCTTGTCAGTGGTTAATAGAACGTGCCTATAGCATCCCCTAAATATCAAAATGCAGACATAAGGCTATCGCCCGGGATTGCCCCGGGCGATAGCACTCATTTACGTCGTGCGCTAACCGCGAGGGTTAGACGTGAGCTGCAACGGCGTCCAGGGTCCAGCCGGCGCTACGGATCACTTGCTTGTTGACGGCCTGAGCGATCGACGACGAAGTCGCGAACACGGAACGTACAACCTGGATCTGAGCGTTGACTTCTTCAGCCTTTTCCTTGTCGTCCGCTTTCAGGACGTTCAGGGAGCCGATGACCTGGTCACGCTGCGACTTCGAGAAGGCAGCTGCGACTTTGTCGTTGCGGATGGCGGTAACGGTTGCTTTGACTTTGCCCAGGGCAGCAGTCAGAGCGCCTTTGTCAGCCTTGGCAGCAACTTCGCCGCTGGTCAGCTTGGAGGTGTCGCCGGTGCCGAAGAAGATCTTGATCGAGCGAGCCATTTCAGCTGCTTCTTTCAGATCTTTCGCCAGGCCGTCTTTCATCTCGGCGTGAACGCGAACGCCAGCCGACATGCCGATCAGGGTCTTCTTGTCGCCTTCGCTCTTCTCGCCGGCGTTCACGTCGGACTTGGCGTCCTTCTTGAGTGCGGCCAGCAGGGAAGCGTAAGCGCTGTTGAAGGACGACAGATCGACCTTGGCAGCCGACTTGGCGATACCAGCGAAAGTAGCCAGGGCGCCTTTGGTGGCAGTCCAGCCTTCAGGGTCTTTGTTCAGACCGCCTTTCTCGTAGTCGAACAGGACGTTCCAGCCGCCCAGCTTGATCTTTTCCTTGACCTTCTCGGCCGCGGTGACGCGAGTGACCAGTTGGTCATGGCGACGGCTCAGCTTTTCAGCGGCGTTGAACAGGCCGACGAAGAAGTTGATCACGGTGTTGAAGATGTGCTTGATGACTTCGATGGCTTTCTTGGCGTAACCTTTCACGGTTTCCATGAAGCCTTCCATGCCGCTGCGAGCCATGATCTGAGCGGTGGCCGCATCGGACATGGATTCAACGCCGCAACGCTCGATGGAAGCGCCGCCCAGCTTGGTGTTCAGCTTGGCCGCACGGTTGTACATGCTGGCGAAAGCGGTGGAGTTGAACTGGCCGGAGCTGATCAGGCATTCGAGGCCTTCAACCACTTCCTGGATTTCTTCGACGGCTTCGTCCTGCTGCTTGACTTCTTCACGCAGCTCTTCGATTTCCTGGCCTTGTTGCTCCAGGACTACCTGAACTTCGGCGACTTCAGCGCGAACCGAATCTTCAGCACCGGCTTCGATAACTACGTTGTCGGCAGCGCCGCCCATTTCCAGTTCTTCGAAACCCTTGTAGCGATCAAGAATGTTCATGCGGTATATCCTTCGTTAACGAATTGAGTTTGGTTGTTTATAAACAGTTAAGCGAAAACACCCAGTACACCATGAATGTACCGGTCGGTGTATCCGACCACACGCGGAGTGAATCCACTATAAAATGCAAGCGCTCCACTGTTCCCTTCCAGAAGCTTCTCAGCTTCTTTCAACGCAGACTTGCTGACTCGGTATTCCAGCTTGGTCAAGTTCTCGTCAACACCCTTGACCATTTCGGACCAAGACTTGATGAATGCGAGGTAGCCATCGTAGGCCGCCTTGACGCGCTGGTGCAGGTTGTTCACCTTGTCCAACTTGTTCAGCAGTTCGCTGACGTTGGATTTGGAGAATGAAACATTTCCACCTTCGCCAGCAGGAGTATCCCCCGACATAGAATATTTCGGAGCATTTCCGTCTGCATTGTTGAACTCCCATTCCTTACCGCCTGGGAGAACACCCGATGCTTCGAACGCAGGGTACTTCAACTTCTCGCACGCATCGATAACCTTAAAGACGTCATCCGTGTGTTTGGCGTCTTTCAGTTTCCGCACGGCAATCAGCTGGGCGTCGAGGTGATCCAGGACGGCCTTGCTGTGTTTGTCCAGAAGCTCTAGGTGAGCGATGAGAGTGTCCATGTCGTGAGAGATGGTACTCGGGTCGCCCTTGGAGGTGATCATCGCTACCTGAGTCGCTGTGAGCTTCAGGTTGTGCTCGTCTTCTTTCGCCGTCGCCGCCAGCAAGCGCTTGATGTAAGACTTGTTGTCGTCGAAAGCTTTAGACAGCTGGTTACCCGCAGCGCTAATGCCAGCAGTAAAGGCACTCAGTGCTTTACCACCGACCCACATCGTGACGCTCAACAACCCTGTTCCGAGTTGCTGCATGCTGTCACCGAAGGCTTCGTTCCCCGCTACAGAATAGGGATCGGTTGCCATCAGCTGACCCAGCAGGTTCAGATCGTGGTTCGCTTGCATCAGCTTGATGTGCTGTTCCAGACCCGATGTGAGGTCCTGTTGAAGCTGTGACATATCCACCTCGTCCTTGGTTTAAGGCGTGTTAACCTTGATGGAAGTATGGCAGAGTTCGATCAGGCCAGCGATGATCAGAACCAGATAGCTGTTCACCGCAACGCGGATGTCCAGCAGCTCCATTTGGTTCTTCCGCACGATGGCAGAGAAAGTAACCAGGAGTTTGTGTTTCAGTTCTTCGCTGATGTCCGACTCGAAGAAGCCTTTGGTGATGTCGTCGCAATCGGCACCGGACAGCTTGAATTTCTCGCCGCCCTCGAAAACCTTGTTCCATTCCTTCAACACATCGCGCAGGTTTTTGACGACTGCTTTGATCTGTTGCGAAGACAGGGACATGATCTCCAGATCCAACTTCGAGTACATCAGCGGGGCCGTGTTGTCGAAGAAGGTTGTGTCGATGTCGATATAACGCTGAACGAAGTCTTCAGCCGCACCCAGGGACTTGTTGTTCCGGCCGTTGTCGTTCTGGCGAACGTCTACGAAGTAGGCACCACCCATCAGTTCAACGGATTGCTTGGCAGTGATGCCACCGGTCGAATGCTGAGGGCACGGGTAGGTGCATTCCTTGAAGCGTTCCGAAGGAATGGAGATCGGCAACAGCGCAAAACGCTCTTCAGCTTGGGCTTGGCTCAGACCAGAGAAACCGCCGAAGAAGGCCAGCGTCGAGTTGAGGCTGTTGCGGTTGTTGAGGTAGTAGTTCTGGCTCAAGCCGGACAGGGAGCGGCTCAGCTTGGTCAGATCTTCAGACCAGTTCTCGCTGACCTTGCCATTCACCTTGAACAGGTTGAACAGACGGTTGCCCAGGAGAATCTTTTCACGGTCCTTTTCGAACGGTGGGGAAGAGTTGATCGAGTTTTCCAGCAAGTCCACCGAACCAGCCAGAGAGTCCTGACTTTGGGTGAACAGGATGTAAGCCTCTTTAAAGCTAATCCCCATCTGCGAAACGATCGAACGGGACTTCTTGAAGAAATCCTCCATGAAGCTCTCACAGCCTACCAGGCGCGTGAAAAGGTAATCTTTGGGCATCAGGGTAAACCCCAGTGCTTCAGAGCCTTCTACGGCGCTCATACCGTCTGCTGGAGGGATGTCCACTTCGGAACGCGCCAGCTGGGCATCCATGACTTGTGCCAGGGTGGGAGACACTTCGTGGGCCTTGAGGGCTTGCAGGGTATCTTTCACGGACTGAACACGATCACGCGAGTTGTCCAGTTCGTTCTGGTAACGGCTGAGGTCACCCGTTTCCGTGGCGCTGGCTACGAGTTCCGCAGACGTCACCACGTTAATGGCGGCCATCTCAGCCGCCAGCTTTTCGTTTGCAAGTACCTCAGGACTAGCCATAGTAATTTTCCCCGCCCAGGAGTAGAAGGATACGTCCTACAGCGGCTGGACCGACGCCCGCGGCAAGACGATAAAGGTCGTAGTCTTCCAGACGGTAGCCGTCCTTCAGAAACGGTTCTGTGGTGCCAGGCCGGTGACGGGTCTGGTACGTAGCAGATCGGGCGCGGGCAGAGGCTTCAAGAGCGTGTTCTTCCATGCGCAGCGAAGTCAAGATCGTTTGGTGACCTTGCTTGCCGTTGAGGTAATGCACGATATCGCGAATCAGGTTCGCCAGAGGCCCACGGCCGCCATCGAAGTTGATCTCGAGGAACTGAGCGAAGTTGTTACCGGTCAGGCGCTTTGCTTCCCGCAGTGTTTCCACGGCAACGTAGCCTTTGATAACCAACTCGAAGTCGTTGTAGGAATCCTGCCGCAGAAGGCGCAGGTTCCTGAACGAGCCACTCAGATCCTGATCGGACAACGACGCTTCCACGTAGCCGTTTTTGATCAGTCTGTAATCAGGCATATTTCTTCTCGATCTGTTCGATGGCAACAGTGTTCTTGATGATCTCGTCTTGGTAGATTTCGATCTGACGTTCGAGCTGTGGATCTTCACCGCCACCTTTCTTGTTGATGGCTTGCGAGATCTTCATCGCGAACAGTTCGTTATCACGACGCATGTTTTCGATGCGCATGATGTTGATCTTGGCCCAGGCCAGGTGGAACCAGAACACTGGGTTGACCATGTGCACGCCGAAGCCTTGCTTGAGCAGGTCGACCTTGGCATCGCCCTCCATGCTTTCCAGCACGTCCAGGGAGTTCTGGCTGACTTCCACATCCGGCACGCTGTTGAGGCGCAGGAGGATGCCACGGGAGCCCTTGAGCAGCTCGACGGTCAGGGTACGGAAGAACAACTCGGTACCATTGATCCAGCGCGTGTCATACTTCGACAGGTACTGGTCAGGCTGGATGTCCTTGTTGTTCATGGTCAGCAATACATCGAAGACCATACGCACGTACTTGATCCAGAAGGTCAGGTGCTCGATCAGGTTGAGGATGTTCACCTGTTTAAGGGTGATCAACTTACCGTCCCAGATCTTTTCGTTGTAGCCCTTGATCAACTTGATCGTTTCAGGTACCAACGCCTGGATGCAGGCAAGACCAGCGGAAATGGTTTCCGGCAGCTCACCCATGTGCACACCATTGGCACGCAGAGCTTTTTCCAGACCCTTGGTGATGATCCAGTGGCCGGCCACGGCGCTCAGGTCCACATTGCTGTTCTTGATACGAGCAATGTTGGATTCGAGATCAGTGGCGGCAACAGTGATGTTCAGCAAGGAGGAGATGATGTCTTCTTGCTTGAACGTCTGTACGCCAGCACTATATTCAACTGCGTTCATTTACGCACCCCCGTTCAACAGTTTGACCAGATCAGCCAGCGTGTTGCTGCCGGTGTCTTTCTTGGATTTGGACGACAGATCCTTACGGGTGTAAGTCTCCGCCATGTTCGCGCCGTGCGTGTAGAACGTGTAGATACCACGGTCTTCGTTGCACACGACGATGGTGTTGGCCTTGACCGCCGAGAAGATCGACTCACGGGACTTCGCATCGTCAAAGCGCTTACCGATATCCAGCTCGAGCTGGTTAGCAGTGTCCTTGGTGAAGACGAAGGTGTTGGCCAGGTTGTTGAAACTGACCAGACCGGTACGGATCGCCGCCATGCGGTTGCCGGTTTCGCGGTTCAGGGCTTCTTTGTAGTAGCCGGACATGTCTTCGTTCTTGAGGCGGAAGCGCTCTTTCACGATGTCCAGACCGCTGACGAATTCCGGGGAGGTGATCTCACCAGTCTTGACCATCAGCATGCGAGCCCAGAAACCGTCGTCGCCTTTGGCAGCCGAGAAGACACGAGCCAAGTCTTTCGGTTGAGTCGGAACTGGGATCTGACGGAAGGTCAGCGGGAATTCGATCTTGGCACCGTTGTCACCGTAGATAGTCGCGTTGACTACCTTGCCGATGGCCAGCGGAGCGAACTCGTGGATGTCCGGGAAGGTCTTGCCGCCAACCTGTACATAGTTGGTCTTGCCTTCGTCGTCGTCCTTCTTGTCGTCTTCATTGCCGACGATGTTGTCGTTCAACGCCTCAGCACCCAGGATCGACAGCATGCCGCCGCGATTTGGGTTGATGGTGCCGACGATGTCACGGACCTTGACACCCATGCCAGCAGAGTTCTGCAAAGCCAGGTGAGTCAGGGTGGCCACGACGTCACGCAACATGATGATTTGGATCAAGTCGGACATGAATTCTTGGTGCAGCAGCGAGCCTTCAATCACGCACATTGGGGCAATGATTGCTTGGTTCGCGGACTGTGTCACCGACGTGGTGGAAACCACATTGTATGAATGTTTTGCCCGCTCGGCTACCTGAGCAGCCGACCCGATATCTTTGCTGTCTGGGTAGATCTTAGACGCGAAGTCGAGAAAGAACGACCCCAGATTAAGTACACTTCCGATCATGTTAACCTCTCCAAGAAGGAATAATTTATGGCTGATAGCCCAAGTTCTAATGAGGGATGGTTTGACGGGACACCAGGAAACGAGAAACCTACTGTCGCGCTTGATTCACATAGCGTCCCCGAATACCTAGATTATGCGTTCAGAGAAAATGGTGGACCTGGTTACCAGAGTGCGTTGGTTAACATGCTCCGAGGCATCAGAATTCTCGGTCCAGGGAACCAGCTAGCGCCCATCCCCGACGACACCATAGGATTAGCGTTTGTTAGCCGTCCGATGTTGAACCTGTCTGACGAAAACGTCATTAAACACCCGCAGTTGGCTCCTTTGTACAAGCCTCAGAAAAACACGCTGATGGCTTACATTAAAGGTTTGCTGGATCCGACGTGGGGACGTGGTAACAGTGGGCTCACCGACATCCTTGATCCGTTGTATCCCTGGATCCCACCGTGCTCCAACTTCCTCAAGGTTAGCTCGGGCTTTCCTGACCTGCAATTGACCATGGGTAAGTCGACTCCTGGTTTCCGTAAAGAAGTTTACCAGTACGTGAACAGCGTGCTTAAAGTGAACTACGATTACGACATGCGTCAGTCCTACCACACGTCCAAGCCTAGCGTGCTTCCTTATATGTTTGAAGCTTGGGTCCACTACATCGAAGCGGTGAAGTTGGGCGATGAAGGGATGGAGCCTTATCCCGAGGCATTGATCGAGAACTACGTCGATTACGACTGCCGCATCTACCACATGATCTTGAACAAGGACATGCGGAGTATCGAGTGGTTGTTCTGTAGCGGTAGTTCCGTGCCTACGACGTTCCCATCGGGTGCCTTCAGTACCATCGACCGGACACAGAATACGTTGCGTGGTCAAGGGCAGGATGAGCTGGAGATTAACTTCTCCTCCGTGGGATTCCGTTTCGGTAACATTCAAATTGCCGACATGTTCAACCGCACCACCGTCAAGTTCAACCCAGGTATGTTGCCTGCGGTGCGTGAGCAAAATTACCGTCTGTTGTCCATGTCCGAGTATTTCTCTGGTGGGTATGAAGTGTACCCGTGGATCAACATTGACACCATGAAGTTAGAATACTGGAGTCGGCTCTAATGGCTATGTCCCAAGATGACCTGGAACGGTTGGCGAATAACCCACAGCGTGGGATCAACCTGATCATTGACGAAGTCGAACGCAACTGGTTTAACGGCACCGTCAAGCTGAACAGCAAAGCTCACCCCGCTGTACTCTGCATGGACCTGATCCTGGGTACCTCGCATGGCTTCCTGAACCGTTTGAGTGATGCCACCAGTAAGGTGGCCTTGAAGCACGCTCGTAACGTCAGCGACCTCAGCCGCAACATGGGTGACGACGAACGCTTTGGTCTGTTCGCCATGCCGTCGGAATCCACCATGCAGTGGGCGATCTCCGAAGATGCTTTCAAAGAGATCTCGAAAGAAGTCACGGTCGTTCAGGGTAAGACCACCTTTACCTACCAAGCGATCCTGATTCCTAAGGACTCGACCTTCGACGTTAACGGTTATTCCTTTGCTGTTAACAACGGTGTTGAAATCCGCTGGAGTGAGAAGGCTGGTTGGCAGGCTGTGTACGACGAGCAGACCAATAACCCGTTCCAACCGATCGGCACTAACCTGATCGACAAGGACAAGAAGATTGTTAACGGTACGGTTTACCGACTGTTCAACATTCCGGTGACTCAGCTGGCTATTAAGTCGGTCGAGAACATCACGTCCAACGAAGGCTCGGGTTGCCGCGGCACTGTTGAGTATCCGGACTACCTGTTCGGTGTGCGTGCGTTCTTGGTCAAGGACAACGTCCTGAAGGAGATTGCGGTCAGTTACGATCAGGATGTATTCGATCCACTGACGGTGACGCTGGCGCTGGACATCGACACAGTGAACAACCTGTTCAACTACGAGATCCCGGACGTCTACATCACCAACAAGCTGGGTACGGGCTCCATTCGCATTTACGCTTACACCACCAAAGGGGAACTGACCAAGAACCTCACCCTGACCCCTTCGCAGGTGATCATCCCGAACTACCAGGACTTCCGTTACGGTGCAGGTAAGCTGGGTGATACCTCGGCCATGCTGCGTAACGCCAAGGGTGCTGCGTGGGCCATGACCACGGTTACCACTGGTGGTAGCAACCCGATCCCGTTCAACCAGATGAAGCAAGCCCTCATCGATGATCGTCGTCAACGTAACACCCCGATTACTCAGAGCAACCTGAAAGGCAAGGTTGAGAACTACGGTTACGGTTCTGTGAAGACCATCGACTACCTGACCGGTCGCGCATACTCCCTGAGCAAGGAACTCCCTATTCAGGACAACAAGGGCTTCTACGCTCCGATGTCTTGCTACGTGGGCAGTCACTTGGCTTCGGCGAACGATCTGGTGGGCGCAGGTGTGGTGCTGGACAACGGTAAGCGCATTACCATCCCGCACAACGTCTTGTTCGATATCACCTCGCCTACGTCTAAGTTGGTTAACCAAATCAACAAAGATCGCTACTTGGGGATGTCGAGTGAACAGCTGGTTGACTTGACCGCTGATAGCACTCTGGTCTACACGCCGTTCTACTACGTGCTGGACATGACCAACAACCAAGCTGTGCTGCGCACTTATCACCTTGATGCACCGGTGGTTCGTAACCAGACCTTCGTGGCGGAGAACTCTACCCTGGGCTTTGAACTGGGTGTGGGTTCGATTGCGATTGACCACATCGACACGGGTTACCTGATCACAGTCGTGACCAAGTCTAACGATGCGTATAAACAGCTGGACAACAACCAGCTGGGTCTGCAACTGTCGATCAACCCACAAGACTCCAGTAGCCTGGCCAGTATTGCGGGTGTGTTGGTGGGCGTGACTGAAGACAACGAACGTATTTGGGAATTCCGTATGGAGACCAAGTTCGATGTGGACGTCAACGATATCATCTACTTCACCAACCTGCATCAGTTCGGTACGGTTCAGCCAAGCACTGGCTCGACACTGGCCATCGACATGACCTTCATCTTCTGCTTCGTAGGGGACATGGAGTTCAGTAAGTCGGACTCTGATGCGAAGATCGATCAAACCATCTTCCCTGAAGACATGGTGGCGATCATCGAAACCAGCTACGGTATTACCTTCGGGAAACTGATGGGTAACCTGTACAGCCGGATTCGTCCGTTGGTGGGTGAGGCGCAGTACCTGCGTTACGCGGCTGACGTTCCTGAGACTTATCAGGACAACAAGCTGAAGCGTGAGAACGGTGAGTTGGTGTTCGATCCTGAAACTGGACTGCCTATCCTGGAGCACAAGATCGGGGATGTGGTGTACAACGACAATGGCACCCCTCGTCTATTGTACCGCGCTGGCGTGGACGTGGTGGTGGATGCACAAGGCAAGCCGGTTGAGGTAGCGCCTCGTGACTTGAAGTACCATTGGGACTTCATTGCTTTCGACGGTAACTACTTCTTCTCTGACGACCCGTATGACATCCAGTTTGCTCTGGATACGAAGAACTACTTCGTTAACGTCATCACCAAAGACATGGAAGCCTTTACCTCGGAAGCGCTGGACCGTACTGACTTGTTCTACCAGCCGCGCAGTAAGCTGGGGTACCAAAAGGTTGTGGTCAACAGCAACTACGAGTCGTTCCTCAAGCAGGACCTGGAATTCACCATTACGTATTACCTGACGGCCGCTGGTTATCGCAACCAGAACCTGAAGGATGCGTTGACCGACAGCACGCCACGGGTTATCAACATGGCGCTGTACGGGGCTACCACAATCGCTATCACCAGTTTCGTTACCAGTCTGATGCAGGATGCTGGCGACCAAGTGGTGAGCGTGAAGCTGAGTGCCTTGTCGGGTGACACCACTGTTGACGTTATCAGTAACGCCGACACACTCACTGGCTTCTGCGTTCGCAAGATGCTGAAGTTGTCGGGTGATGGTGGTGTGGGTGTTAAGGAGGCGATTGACGTCATCTTCTTGCCGCACGATGCCAGTACCGCAAATATCTAAAGGCAAACATAACCCCTACCCCAGCCAGCAACGGCGGGGTAGGGGTTATTCACGCTTGCGCTCAGTCCGGATCAGTGAAGGAGTGCAGGTAGCCCGCAAACAACAGCGAGAGTTCCATGACTGCATCCAGCGAACCAAACCGCCAGTCCACATCAGACAGGCTCACGCTGTAGGACGTCGGGAAGTTTTCCTCGATGAACTTGTCGTGAGCTTTGCCGATCAGGTCGGGGATGTTTTCCAGGAACAGGTAGTCACCGTTTTCAACGGATTCCACGGTAGTGGTCAAGTCGACCCACTTCTTTGGACCCGAAGCCAACAGCTGAGCTTTGATCTCGTACACACCCCAGTTAACGAAGTTGATGTAACGAGACACCTGAGCCTTAACAACGTTGAGCATCCGGGCCGTGTCAGGACAGTCCAGAGGGCGTGCGTTGATGTTGTCCAGGATCACCTGCACTTCGCTTTGGATGTAAACACCCATCCCGTTGAAGTACTGACGAGTCTTGTCCGTGCTGATGGAATCGCTGATGCGCTTGTCCAGCCCCATGTTGAGGATGATCTGACCATTCTCCTTAGGGAACGTGCTGTACATGCGAACCTTCAGGTCGTTCGCTTCACGGGTTGGCCAGAAGCGGTTGATGATCTCGTTGGCTTCCTTCAGGCTGACACCCTCACGAAGTTGTTCCGCCAAGGTCTTCAACGCATCAGTATGCGCAACCATCTCTTCGCGTGCCGCATTACGGAACTCGACAAGACGATCGTAGGTAACGTCGGTCATACCAATTTCCCCCAGCCAGTTTGTTTGGCGAAGTTGTTGAACGAGGTTTTCACGCCGGCCAAGTCTTGGACGATGATCTCGTTCACGACCTTGCTGTTGCGTTCGTAGAAGGTCTTCGCGTCTGCGTCCTTAATAACGACCAAATCGGCCTCATAAGGGTAACCTTCCACATCGGCCGACGGACTATGGCCTTTGCTGCGCGCGTCTTGGTTGATCTTGGCGATGGTGTCCATATCGTCAAGCAAGGCGTGGTAGTAGTAGGCGTGCGCACGGTTGTACCAGTCAACCAAGTTCGACGCCTGACGTTCTACCAGCATCAACGAGTTCGACACGCTGAAGCAGAACTGGGTGTAGCTCCGCACGTTGACACACAGTTGCTGATAAGCCGCCAGCAGGTGTGGTTGATTGTAGTACCCAGCGATCTGCTCGATCTTGTCCGCTTCACCGCGTTCGACGATATCACCCAGTTTCCGGAAGTCGGTCTTCTGGATGTCAACGGTGTTCTCGGTGATCTCAATGTAACGCGCATTGAGGAACTGGATCTGATTGAGCAACAGCGGAACGTCCTGCTTCTGGATCTTGACGCTTTCAGTCACCAGAGTTTCCTGGATCTTCTTGCGGCATTCGCTGAAACCGTTCTGAAGCTCTTCGTTGCTGAACTTCAGGCTGTACAGAACTTCGTACAGCTTGGAGACCTGGTCCGAGATCGCATCGACGTTGAGGGCGGTGGATACTTCCAAGATCTCTTTGAGCAGGCGGTTGATTTCAGGTGAAGTTTCTGCCGTCCGTCCCAGCGAAGGGGTGCTTGCCCGAACACGAGTCTTGGTGTACTCCTTACCGATGCTAGTCCGCAGCGCTTGGTTAGCACGGGTAATCTTGTCAGCGGACTGGTTCAGCTTAACCATGGCTTGTTGCAGCAACGGCATGGCTTCAACCAACGAGTCGATCGTACCCTGATCGGTTTCGAACTTGCTCTTCATCAGAGTCAGTTGAGCAACCCGATCCTGGTTAGGCGGCAGGTTCATCAGGAAGTTCTCGACGTTGTAGTCGGCTGCCGGGAAACCCAGACCGCTCAGCGTCGTAACGAATTCCTGTTTCATCTTGCCCAGGTTGTCGTTGATTTCCTTGTTGATGCGTGCGCTCTTACGGAAACCGAAGATACCCTTAACCGTATCCACCACCCAGTTCACCGCCATGCGGATATACTTGATGATGTTCTCGATGAACTTCTTGAAACCTTCCACGATGGCGCCGAAGAAACCCTCAGCACCAACCCGGGCATTGCGCTCAGACGGGAACGGGTCGTAATGCTCGTGACCCACCAGTTTGAAGTGGGCGGCGACGCGCTTGGAGAACTTACCCAGTTGCAACGACTCGGCACCAGTAACCATCATGGTGGCTTCGTCTTGCTGGGTTTCCTTCCACATCTCGGTCAGATCAACACGTTGTTTCTCGGTTCCAGGCTCGTACGAATCGTCCGGGTGACCGCTGGCGACTTGTTTGTACGCGTCCAGGAATTCATTCATGGCCGTTATCCAGCTCGGACATCAGGTAGTCCACCAGCACGCGGAACTGCTCGCACTGAGTGATGTCAACGCCTTCGGTGCCTTCAACCACCACAACCACGGTGAAAGGCTCAGGCAGCTTACCTTGCAGGATCAGGGAAGCGCGCAGGCGGTTCATGCGGTCTTTAACGGTGGCGTGGACAAACGAACCGTTGATTGGGGAGATCTTGTTCCAGCGATCCAGTTGAGCCCAGACGCGCTCTTCTTCGTTTTCGCTCAGACCGATGCTGCACGAGGATTTGAAGTGGCTGCGGATGATCGCAGTGGCGTAGGCTTCCAGCGCGAACTTGGCGCACTGCTCAGGGCAAGTGATACCCAGCTCTACCAGTTTGGCTTTGTAGTCGAGTACGTGAGGCAAATGGGACATGGTAATGCTCCTGTTCATTAAGGGTGGCAAACTGGTGGATTAGAACTCGAAGGTTTTGTTTTCTTCTCGTTCCTGGATGTTGTCTGGATCACGGCGGGCTTTCAACGCAGCCAACTTGTGAGAGAAGTTGTTAATCTCGTGGTTGGCAAGAACTTGGGTGTAGTGCTCGATCTCTTGCAGCTTGAAATCACCGCCATTGAAGACCCAACCCATGGCACGCTTGATAACAGTATCTTCGTACCACGGTTTGAATTTCTTACTCAGCTCGAGCATTTTGTCGACAGACTTAACCAGTTCGGCTTTATCAGTCGGGCTAACGTTCTTGTCTTCACGGATCTTGGCGATCATCTGACGCAATGCATCTTCGAAACGACGGTGGTCGGCGTTGTACACACCCGAGTAACCACGACCGAAGTAAGCACAAACAAACGACACAGTGAACACTGCGCCGCTGAAAACGATGAACGGCACCAAGGTGGTGCTCGCCGCAACGAACAGCGTGATTGGTGTCAGCAAGATCAGCTCGAGGATGATCGTGGTCAGGGCTGCGGTGATCAGACTGTTGATCACGATGGTGATAGCACCGACATCAGCAAAGGCGGAGATAGCAGCGATGATGCCTTTATCACAACCCATACGAAGGGCGTACATGTCAGCAATTACTTCTGACGACATCTGTTCAACACCCACGGACAAACTACGACGGCTGTTACGCTGTACGGTCAACTTGTTCCAGTAGAGGACGAACGCCTCATCGGTAGGGTTCTGTGCAATGGCTTGCAGTTCAGCGATCTTGGCTGGATCGAGTTCGAGGATCGACGCAGCATCCTTGAGAACCACCACACGGTCTTCTTCACGCTCAGCCTTGCGGTAGTGCATCAGTGCGGCCTTGGCAACCAGGTTGTCCGAAGCAGCGGTGTAGATCATCATGCAACCACCGAACACATGTCCGAGTTCGTGAGCAACAGCACCCGCCATGATGCCGTGGATAGGAACGCCGTACTTGGCGATCTTGGCTGGTTCAAACGTATCGTTCAGGTTGACGTTGATGTACAAGTTAACTGGAACCGATTTGAAGCTACCGCCGACCTTACCAGTCTTGTAGTCAATAGTCCCCTTGAACATCTTGACCTTGTTCTCGGCAAACCAACGGTACAGGGTGGTCTTGGTGATACCCATCAACTGGTCTACACCGTCGTTGTTGAGAACGTGATGCGGCGAAAAGTAACCGGTGTCAACCGCGAGGTTGCCTTTCTTTTCGTAGTTGATGTTGATGTTGTTGAAGCCAGTGAACTCTTCGATGATCGGGAGGATCTCGTCACCGATGTTTTCGCTCAGGACAGCCTTACCGGACTCCGTCGAGATATTTCTCTCGAAGGCAGCACTCAGGACGTCGTAGAACCGGGTGGATTGGAAGTCAATGAATTCATTACCAGCACGGTCGGATTTAAGAAAATCAATAGAGATCATGCGCGGACGCTCCTTTAAGTTATACACAGACCCTATTAATATAGTGTCAAAAGCAGGCATAAAATGCAGGGTACTCCATGGAACCAAATAGCTCCCCCATAATTGCCAAAGTGTGCAAACATGCCGCTCAGTCGATTAATCGTTTTGACAAGAACAAAGATTTGCTGTGCGCCAAGATCACCAATATTCATGAAGATGGTTCACGTTCGAATTCCCTGATCTCGCTGGAGAACTACAAGCAGCCGATCTGGATCGTTAAAGAAGACAAACGCAAGTTCAAGCAGCACAAAGATTACATCGAAGAGTCCATGTGCAAAGAGTACAAGGTACCTCGGTGTTCGTTGGCAGCTGCGGTCAACAAGTATTACTACGGGCGCTCTGACAGCTCGTATGACCTTCGTCAGGCAAAGAACAACCCTCACGTATTCGGATTGGATCAAACCCCTCCAGTTCACTTCAAGCGACGCTTCTTCGAGAAGTACGGCGACTATCAAGAAACCGAGTCTTACACCTTAGCGGCTTATGACGTTGAGGGCGACATGTTCAAGAAGGGCGTGCCGATCATGATGGCCTCGGTGACCTTCAAGACCAAAGCGTACTTCGCGGCATGTCGTGGCTGGTATTCCGAGAAGGCCGGCAAACATCTCGAAGACCACGAGATCATCAAGAACTTGAAGGAAGCTGAGTACAAGTACCTCAGTGACCACGTCAAGCGTCGTAACTGCACGATCGAGTATGAGTTGTTCGATACTCCGGGGCAGGTGGTTAATGCGTGTATTCAGAAGATGCACGAATGGGAACCGGACTGGGTAGCTGCTTGGAACGCGGCTTACGACATGGAGGCTAACGAGAAAGCTTTGTTGGCCGACGGCTATGACTTGGCTCAGGTGTATTCTGATCCTCGCATTCCTCGTGAGTACAAGTCCTACAAGTATCACCCGGGTCGTACGCACAAGCATAAAGAAGATGGCACGAAGATGCCGTTGGAATGGCAAGAGCGTTTCCCAACCATTCGCACCATGGCCACCTTTCAGTTTGCGGATGCGGGTTCGTTCTACGCGATCAAGCGCCAACCAGTTGAAGGTAAGCTCCAGGACACCTCTCTGCAAGGCATTGCGACCAAAGAGGAAGTACCGGGTAAGTTGTACACCGTAGAGGGCGCAGAGCACGGCGTAGGCTCTCCTCAGTGGCATCGTTACATGCAGCAGTATCACCCGTACCTGTACTCCATGTACAACATCTGCGACAACTTCGTTATTGAAGAGATTAACGAGAAGACCAGTGACTTCAGTCTCTCGTTGCCGATGTTGTTGAAATACTCGGAATACTTCAACTACGTGTCTCAGCCAAGCATGATCTCGGACACCCTGTCCTTCATGGCGCGTGAGCGTGGTTACGTATGGGGTTCAACTCCAAGCAACCGGGATAAACAGTTCTCTGAGAAGTTGCCGACTCTGGGTGATTGGATTGCGTTGCTCGATACTGAGAAGAACGCTTCCTTCGGTAAGTTACTCTTTGCCGGGCTGGAGGACGTCTACAGTAACGGTCGTACGGATACTTCTGACATCGACGTGGAAGGTGCTTACCCAACAGCAACCCTTGCGCTCAATGCCGGTGGTAAAACGACCATGGCGGAGGTCTACGGTATTCAAGGGGCTGACCCTATGAAGTTCCGAGAGATCGCGGTTAACTACGCCAGCAGTACACAGGCTAACGCATTCGGGTTGTGTCATGACCTGTTCCGTTTCCCTGCTCCTCGTGATCTGAAGAAGATCTTCGAAGAAGCGTTGATCGCACAAGGTAAAGAAGCTGAACTGAAGAAACTGCAAGAAAATGAAGCAATGAAAAGAGCCGCCTAGCAACCATACCCTACCCATTCCCCGACAAAGGGAATGGGTAGGGTTATTCACGCTTGGGTGTTACTTAAGGCCGAAGATACGACGCACGGTGTCGCACAGGCTTTGGATGGTCAGGCAAGTGGTGTGGACGTAGCTGACGGTGCTGTTGATCGCAATCATCATGTCCTTCGCCACAGCCAGCTCGGCACGGGCGCCGGCTTTACGTTCAGCATGCTTATCCGACCAGCTCAAAGCCTTTTCGCACTCGGTGATACGATGCTCCAGGTTGTGCTTGTTGGCTTTGATGAAACCGTTAATGCTGTCGATGGTTTTCATCTGATGCTGAAGCACTTCGAGCACACGAGCACCCTGACCCATATCGCTCACGATCATTGCGCCGTCGATGTGGTTGATGGCGGAACGGATGGCCGAGATATCATTGTTGTAGATCTCGGTGATCAGGTGCTTGTAGAAGTTGTAGCTTTCATTCGCACCCACATGGATTTCCACATCAGTGTGGAGCTTGGTAATGTGAGCAACCAAGCCGGCACCTTTCTCTTTCACGAGCTTAAGGCCAGTTTGCAACTTCTTTTGCTGCTTGTGGTTAAGCTTGGCGAACTTCTCGGCGACCTTCTTGGTTTCAGCAGGAGAAGGAGCCGGGGTGGCTTGGATGACCTGGATGAGTTCCTGGACTTCCTTAACTTCGGCAGGGGTGGTCACTGGATCAGCAACAACCTTCTGCATGCTTTCCACCAGCTTGTGTTGAACGGCTTTCGTGTCCCCCGATGGCTTTTCGAGCGCAACCTTCGCCACAGTCAGCGCTTCTTTGGTGTTATCGATCTCAGCCTGAGCACCACCTTCCTTCTTACCGAAGAAGAAACCCCAGATAGACTTGAACAACTTCTGGACGTATTCCCAGACAGCTTTAAGGCCATCGCCGATAGAACCGAAGAAGCTTTCGTTACCATCAACCTTCTGCTGACGGGTCAGGCTGTCGTTTGCACCCAACACCGCGTAGGTGTATTCCTGAGCACGGGTCAAGCCAAAGCCTTCGCTACCAGTAACGCCACCCATGGTGTCGTCCATTGCAACAAAGATGGTTTCCAGGTGGTCGTTATCAATCTGACCGTAATCTTCGCTAGCTTCCATGTCGTATTCCCCAAATAAGCAAATATAGGTTAAAGGGCCAGAGCAACCGATTAAAGTTGCTCTGGCTCAGTTTGCCGACGCCTTACAGGCCGAAGACCTTATTGGTGCGGTGTTGCAGATCAACCTGGACGGAGATCGTCTTCTTCATCGACTGCGCAATGGCGGTGGTGAAGGAGAGAATGCCGCGCAGCATGCCCAGCTCGGTGTTCTTGTGCTTGGCAACCCAGTCGCCCTTGTCGTCCTTGTCGGTCTTGGCCAGGAACGCTTGGCATTCCTTGATCTTCGTGCTGACCTGAGGAGCGTGTTTGGAGAAGCTGGCGGCCAGGGTTTTAACGCCGTTCAGGTTGTCGATGATCAGCTTGGCCAGTACAGCGGCGTCAGACTGGGACTTGACTTCTTCGCGGTTTTTCAGCGCGGTGATGACGGCCTGTTCTTTCGGCACGATGGACTTGGCTTCGCCAACGATGTCCTTGGCCAGGTCTTCGGTGAGTTCGAACTTGCCGCCTTCGTCGCCTTCAGCTTTCTCGACTACGCCGATGTACTTGCCTTTGGCGTCGATCACGGCCATGGCCGCCAGCTTGAAGCGGTTCTGGGCGTCTTTGTTGACTTTCGGCAACTCATTCGCCATCTCTTTCACGAGTGCTTTCTTCTCGGTGAGATCCAGGCCGGCTTCTTTCAATCGACCGATGAAAGCGTTCTTGTCGGATTCGGCAGCAGCCGCGATCGATGCTTTGCGCATCTTGTCGAACTGGTCTTCGATCTGCTTGTCGTTACCGGTGCCAACCGCCGCTACTTCAGCAGCCAGTTCCTTGACTTCGGCAACAGCCGCGTCAACTTCTTTGCCCACGTCGCGCTTGAAGAAGAACTCCCAGACCGACTTGAACATCTTGACGATGTAGTCGTAGGTAGCCTTCAAGCCGCCGCCAACAGCGCTGAAGAAGCTTTCGTTGCCGTCGATGGAGCTGGCGCGCAGAGTACCGCTGGCCATCAGAACGCCTTCAGCATAACGCTGGGCTTCAGTCAGACCGAAACCTTCAGCGCCGGTCACGCCGCCGATAGTGTCGTCCATGGCGTCGAACATGATTTCGACATGAGGGATATCCGGGATCGACGAAACTTCGTTTTCTTCACCGGGTACAAGAGCAAGAGGATCCATATGCAGCTTCCTTGATTCTTAAGAGTTGGAGGAGGGCGATTAAACGCTGGCGAGTTTGTTGAAGTACTGGGTCAGGTTCACTTGCCCCTGACGCGGCAACGTCCGTACAGCATAGGTGATGTCGACCAGCTTCTTCAGCTTGTAGCGAACGTTCCAGTTCACCGCAAACTTGGTCAGCAGTTCAACGTAAGACTGGTAGGCCGCAACGTTGTCACGGTAGGCGCCTTTGCTGATGCCCTGGAGGAAACGGAAAGCAGTGCCACCGGTGAAGACTTTCTGGTTGTCGCGGATTTGTTGCAGCAGGTGGTCGGTCACAACCACATACGCTTCGAAGTCCTGCTTCAGGGTGTTGCCGATGGTTTCGATGAAGCTAACCATCTCGTCGTCACGTTCCTTGGTGCTGGCGAAACCTTCATCGCCACGCAGGAACTTCATGTGCCGATCGATACGAGCGATCATGTCGGCAGTGACCAGGGTGCCTTTGGCGTTGAGCATTTTGCCCACACCGATGACATCAGGGATCGGAGCCAGGGTAGGCTCGGCGGCTTTTGGTGCTTCAGCAGGTTTGTTAACAGGCGCTGCTGGAGCTTGCTTGGTAACCACGGCAGTAGAAACAACCGGGGATTTATCAGCGACACTACCCACCTCGTCAACAGCCGGAGGGGTGTACTCTTTGGAATCGTTGGTGCTCATTGAAAGGGCCCTTTCGTCTGAGTAATAAGGCAAAAATAGAGACGTGATGTCATAGAATATCCCTAAGGAGTCGCCCCCTTAGAGATATTCTTAGATGGTTTACGGTTTGCTGATATTAAGCTTTTTAGCCAACGCCAACAGTTCTCGGTCTTCTTTAGAAAGCCCGTCCGTTGGTGGTGCCGCAGCGGCATCAGCCTTAGCCCGCTGCTCATCCCCTTTGGTAATCCCCTTAACTAAACTCTCCACTAAGAAAGCTGGCAGGTTAAGGTAATCATTGAGTGGGATGATGTCTTTCAATTTACCCCAACCGTATTGATGACCAATAGCGTCAATCGACCACGGGTGGTAGTACTCATTCTCCTTTTCAATGAATGCAACAGAGGAATGAGGCTTCAGGGTAGAACGGTCGTAATACCCCATGTTGAAGTCGTGCAGTATGCCTTCCTGAAAGTCCAGCTTCTCTCGACTGGTGTCTTTGAGATTCAGTCCAAACAGGTTAGCTACTACTGCACGATACTCATCGCTGAACTCTCTCTCGAACTCTATTCGGAGATGGCTTCTTTGGTGGCGGCTGCCGCTTCTGCCGCTTGAGTCATCAGCTTCAACTGGGTGAGGGTAAAAAAAGCCATGAATGGGTCGATAGGGGTGTAACCATAACGACGTTCAGGATCCTGGAACTCTTCGGTACGACGCTTGCACGCCGGGCAGTGGTAGTTAGCCACAGCGACGAAGGTGCGAGCCATCATAGGCGATTTGTTCAGGATGAAGGCAGAGAGTTTCTTGTTCAGCTCTTTGCTGTCCAGGATAACTTCCATGCAACCCTTGTTGAACTCGGACGCATCACATTCCGAACGCTTCAACACCACGTCTTCGTCATCGCTACCAGGAGCGGCCACGGACACGAAGGATTGGATCCAGTGCAGGAACTCGGTCGAGCCCAGAGTGGTCAGCAACAGACCCACTTGAGTTTGGAACTCGGCTTCGTTAACCACCTGCCCACGGATTTCCTGGAGCTGTGGATTGATACGACCGGCGTAGTAGTCGAAGGTTTCGAAAGCTTCGGCCAGCGACGCAGGACCCACGGTGAAGTAGATCGACTTGTCGGCGTTGTAGACGCGGTTGCTGTCCAGACCGTAAGTGGTCTTTTCGATCATGGCCAGCGTCTCTTCGATGCTGTACTTGATCTTGGAGTTGAAGATGTTGGCGTAGATAGCCGCTTCTTCATCGGTTTCGATGGAGTGACGAACACGAACCAACTTGTCCGGGTCTGCCACTTCGAACGCCGACCAGTCGCACATCTCGTTCAGACAACGCAGCTGGAGGTTCACACCATTGCTGTGGGTGGAGCGCAGCAGTGCCATGCAGATCGTACCGAAGTCACTGAAACGGATAACCCGTACCAGGTCCTTGAAGTCGACAATGCCAGTCACCGAACTGTTGACGATACGAGCCGCCAAGAAGTCCCAGACCACACGCATGCCAGCGATCACCGACAGACTCACAGTGTTACCGCCTACGGTGCGAACGTAGCCTTTAACAGTGCGGTTGATGTCGTTGACCAGACCAGCCAATTCCAGCTTGCTTGGACGGGTGAAAGTCAGCGAGCAGAACGAATCACGCAACAGCACGTCGAACTGGAACTCACCGTCTTCCGCACGCATCGCCGAGCGACGCATTACTTCCGATACGCTGAAGCCCTTAGTGGCACGACCCGGCTTCTTGCCCAGGATGTCACCGGTGACGATGTCGCTGCCACGATCGCTGACGTTGGAGATGCCGTCTTCGTTCATGACCTTGGAACGGATCTTGATGCTGTCGACATGCTCTTCCATGAAACGGTAGAGGTCGGCGCACAGTCTGTTCATTTCTTCACGAGTTTTGCTCGGGAAGTTGGCTTCGATGTACTGAGCCCAGTCAGCATTAGTAGAAGCAACCATGCCCTCAGTTGCTTCACCGCGTTCGTGCAACGACTGCATCGCCGTCACAGACAGCCACTTCGAAAGCAGGGTGTTAGCCTTTTCGTTGTTGGCGCGGGAGTTGCCCAGGAAGATCGGCAGGTAACCGAGTTCACGATCTTCTTCAGTACCGCTACGGGTAACTTCAGACACCGAAGGCAGGACTTTCTTCATCGGGGTGTTTTCAGCGGTATGCACATCGGCATACGCAGCTTCGGCTACCGGAGGAGATGCAACAGCACCACCTACGTTATTGACCGCACCGCCCACATTGTTGACTTCACCAACTGGGCCAGTTTCAGATTCACTCATGTTCAACGTTTCCTTGAAGCGTGGAAGTTAAGCAACAGGTTGTTCGATAACGTCGCCGGCCTGGAGCTGGGCGATGGATTCGCGCAGGCGTTCGGCATTCGCATCGGTGGACAGAAGATGTTCAGTGTCATCGCCCACGACATCTTTCTCGACATCAGGAGCTTCGAGCAGAACCGCGTCAGCGACATCAGCGTCGATCACAGGGTCGGAAGGCATTGGGTTTTCCGGGGTGTAGCTGTGCAGCACGTCAGCCGCGTCGCCTTCAGCGGAAACCTGGGTGTGGTACAGGGGGAAAACCTTTTCCATACGCTCGCAGTGCAGGGTGCGCATGTATTCGAAGATCGGGGTGGTTTCCTTGTTGTGGTGCTCGTCAGCGTAACCGTCGATTTCCGGCTTACGTGGGGTGAGCATCAACATGATGTCCGGGATGGTACCGTCAAACAGACGCGCCAGCATCTCGGTGTAGTGCATGAAGATGTCCATGTAATCTTCAGGCTCTTTCTTGCCATCGACGAATGCCACGATTGCGTTGATGTCTTCAGTCACCTTGGTGATCTGTTCATCGCAACGGTTGATCAGCGCTTGTTCTTCAGGAGTGATCTCGAAGCGCTTCTCGTCAGCCAGACGGCAGAACACTTCAACGCCGGAGTGCACACGGATGATCGCAGGGATCACGTCGTTGATGTTCTGCATGACGATGACGTTGGTCAGCTTGTCTTCCATACTGGTGGCTTCGTCGAACTGAGCCTTGGTCATCTTGCCCTGACGAACCTTCTTCTTCAGCTGCTTCAGACGACGATTGGCCTGATCGGCAATGCTTTCGTCGGTGGCCTGTTCGGAGTACAGCTTGGCCATTTCACGGCGACCAATGATCTTCTTGCTGAACGCCTCTTCTTTACGGGCGTGTACTTGCTTTTGCTTAGCGCGCTTCTGACGTTTGGCTTGTTTGTTTGCGCGCAGCGAAGTTTGTTTGGTAGCCATATGCTATGTTCCTTTTAATTAACAGCCAATGGTAAAGCCCCAATGATTATTGAGAGCCAAGATGCGGTAGTGATGCATGAGGATGAAGATCTTGCCGCCACCCTCATCGGCGGGATCTGGACTGACTTTAAGGCTTCTATTCCCGAGCCCCAAGCTAGAATATTAACCGAGGGGTTCAATTTAATTCTCCTCGGAATGCCAGCAGGTGAATCATCTGTCGGTGACCTCGAAGACGACGAGAGCTACGACGGTGATCGCGTTGACTCCCTGCTGCCGAACGTGGTTTTGGGTATGTTGGTCGATGACACTGTCCATACCGCTGAAAAGAAAAATAACCTGTTTCAGCTCATAACCGGCAATATAATCGAAACGCTGGTGAAGATGGGCTTCACGCTCAACGAAGACGAAGTCAGTCAAGAGCGTCTGACCGAACTGTGTCAATTGGTCTCCCTGTTCTACGACCTGCACAACTACCAAGACCTCATTGGTCTGGCTGACGTTCTGGACTCGGCGGACATCCCACCGAAAGAACGTTACCTGATGGTAATGCAGAAATACCTGGGTATGAACTTCGACATTGATGTCTACGAGCTCATGGTAGACGATGTGAGCGAGGTTACGCTCAAAGCCATCCGTGACGCTCTGTTGCAAGAGGACATCACTGAGATGCCCCCACAGATGATCGTAAAGCGGGTCATCCAGAACAAAGAGCTGCTGGACGGAACGCTGGCTTACAAACACATCCGTAACAACGGTTCTGTGGGTGGGTCTGTTCAAAGCTTCCTGAACTTCTACCGCCGTGAGCTGGAACGCCTCACTGACGAACCTACTTCGGACAACATGATCCAGTACGGTAAAGAAGTCATGGCGATCTTCCTGGCCAGTGAGCTGAACACACCGGTATTGAAAGACAAGCTGATCCGTTATCTCGCCGACATCGTCACTGACTACCAAGCGATGATGCAGGTTGAATCACTCATTAACCGGTTGGTACTCACCGATGACTAAACTCGAGTTTCTCAAGCACTGCTTTGATAACAAGGGTTACGGGCTGAAAGCAGCACTTCAGTCCATGATCACCATTCAGTTTGAAGACGAAGACTCGTCGGGGGCTTTCAAGAAGATCCCGTTTGCGGTCTTCGTGGAAGGGGGTAAGTACCACACCCTCGTAGGTGATGAAGTCGTAGTGGTTGAAGGGGATGCCAAGGTACCTCTCTTCCACATGGACTTCCTGATGGATCTCCCTGCTGACTTCCACCCCTGCCTGAAGAACACTGCGGTCAAGACCACCTTCGGGTTGTTCCTATTCAACGTGATCCTCTTCTGGGAACCCTTCCAAGGTAAGGTGGACTACGTCAACAAGGAATTCACCAAGGGCCTGATTGAAGGCCTGCTGAGCCGCTTGATGGTGGACAACCCTAAGCCGGGTGAAGAAGTTCCTGAAGGCAAGGCCAGTGTTGATGACTGCCTGAAGTTCAGCGAGAACTGCAACTTCCTCGAAGGGTTGGGGAGTCACTTCATTAAACCGGGTGGCGTGGACATTCTGGTGGTTGATCCGTCGATCACTAAGTTCCTCAATGAACAGTTCGAACTGCACAAGCACGAGCTGAACAACCCGGTTGTCTTTACCGAGATCGTTGACAAAGCGGTAAAGATGGACGAAGAGATCCAGCGTAAGGGTCCGAGTAAGAACTTCTTCATTAACAAGAAGTTTATTCACACGGCTCGTAAGCGGATGTTCTTGGCGTTTGGTATTGAACCGAATGCCACGGGTGATGGTTGGGTGGCTTTGCCTCAGTCGCTGAACACCGGTATTGACCCTAAGCACATCGTTGACTACATCAATACCTCGGTAGCGGGTTCGTACTCCCGTTCCATGGCAACAGGTGACGGTGGCGCTCAGGTAAAAGAAACCCTGCGTCTGGTGGGTCGTTCCTCTGTCGCAATGGAAGACTGCGGTAGCCCGGTGGGCGAGTTGATCCGTATCGACGACAAGAACAAGAAAGGTTGGATCGGTGGCTATCAGATTGTTGACGGTAAGGCTGTACTGCTTACTGAAGAAAGCATCAACAAACTGATCGGCAAGAAGATCTCCATCCGTGTAACCGAGTATTGCACCACGCCTGACGGCAACTACTGTCGTGTTTGCTGTGGTGAGAGTCTGGGTATGCTGGCAACTCGTATCAGTGCTGAGGTAGTGCTTATCCCGACTACGTCCATGTTGACACGAATGAAGGCAGCTCACACCGCGGGTGGTACGGTTGTGCGTCTGGATCTGAAGACAGCGATTCGTGGTTGAAGCAAAAAAAATAAACAAGCTATACCTCTCCTCCCCGTAATGGGGAGGAGAGGCTATGCCTTATGCGTGGAGTTTCTCAGGTGGGATGACCCATTGGAGGTTGCCCATATCGAAGTTGGCCTTGTCGTTGTCTTTATGACTGACGATCAAGTCCTTTGGATGGTGCCCTGCCAAATGGTCAGGGACTGGTAAGAAGGCACACGCTATTGCCCGGTGAATAGTCAGGGGTTCAGGCTTCTTCTTAATGTTCGTCACGATGTGCGGGTAACCGCTGGAATCGAGGTTCCAATCAACAAACTTTGGATCCGTGGAATTTCGTAGGTTGGCGATGCGACCTTTGTTGCTAATGAAGTACAGGTACGGGGCCACTCTAACGTTCGCTCCAGGCACCGTTAACGCTGCTTCGTGCCGGAAGTACACCAACGGCATGAAGACCTCGTAGTCGGGGTCGTGAGCAACCTTAGAGCGCAGCGTGTCATTAATGATACCAAGCGTGAACGGGTATTCGAACTCGCGATACAGTTTCATTTCTGGGGTGCTGAGCATCGTCTCTAGAAATTCCATAATGCGTATACCTCGAAGTGTAGGGACAGGCAAGCATATCCCTAACGGATCCCGGAAGGACCGTTAGGAACATTAACAGGAACGTGTTGCTTACAGATCTATTGCGCCACTCAGGAGGAACATGACTTTGTCCCCTAAGTGGGTGGTGGAGAAGTTCAGTTTAGCCATGAACTCCGGCAACCGTAACATGTCCCCCAGGACCATTAACGTTGCCAGATCGTTGAACTGCGAGACGGTTTCTATCGCTAGACACAGCTTGGTAGTAACCCAGGCGGTGTGCACAGTGGCGATGTCGTTGAGGTACACCTCATTCGTCACATCGACACCCGTCTTCGCATCCATCTCCTTCATGACTTCCATGAGGAACTCCAGCGACGCCATGACGTTGCTTTCTGGATCGTCCATGTAGACTTCGGGATCATCCACCACCGGCATGTACACCGCCATGGCGTTGGGCAGATCCTTCACGACGTTGAATAGCGCTTCCATCAGGATAAACGCTAGGAAGTCAGGACTGACGTCTGCGTAGAGCTCTTCCCGTGTTGCAGGGTTTAAGTTGATGGTTAGGCTTTTCATGCGACCGCCGGTTCAGGAACCTCGATCAACACGACGATGCCGGCTGCGGTAACGTTCGTGATTTCGAACTTGTTGTTGGCGTAGGGCTTCAGGTTCTGGATCGCTTCAGCGTACAGCGGCGTTTTCTCGAAACGCTCGAACGACTGCAAGATAACCTTGCCTTCGGACTTGCAGTACTTCTGGATATCTTCCTGGCGAACCAGCTTCGGAGGGATTTCCAGATAGCGCTCAACCAACGCACCGCTGATGTCGTTGAACTGATCGCCTTCCATGATGCAGCGAATACGCTCTTTTGCCAGCAACTGCACCAGGTAGTAGTTGCTGTATTGCTCTACTTCGGGTGTAGGGACGAACAGGGAACGAATGCTCATAATCTGACTCCTTCGGCCAACAGCAGCCATTGGTTTTTGTAGGCACGAGCCACCTTGATGGATTTAATGTCGTACCCGTTGTATGCCGCGTTGATCACGTCTTCGTTATGGGTATAAAAAGCCGTAATCAAATCGTCTACTTGGTTGCAGTAGTTGATGAACCCGATTTCAGGATTGCTCATGAAGTTCCAGAGTTCTTCACCATGTGCCGCCAAGATGATGTTGCCGTGACCATCCCACAGACGGTCCTTGAGATGACCATAATACCAGCCATCGTCAAACCAATCATCAGCAGCCCCACTATCCATCATCATTTCGATGAGGCCTTCCTCAACCACCGCTGTAACAACATGCGATGCATTGTGAATGCCGGGGCACTTTAGTAGGAGTGGTATTAACTTGACGCGGTCGTCTTTTTCAAACAACGCCATGTCATCCTCCCTTTACAGCAATTATCCAGTGGTTGGGAAGTTTCTTGAGTAGTAGCATGTCGCCATTGGAATGGTGGCGCTGTACTAAATCAATCACAGTTCGATTTTCCAAAGCAAATGTTTCCAACGCTTTGGTCAGTTCATCGCAGTAACCAAGGAACGTGGAGTAGGGATCACGCCTGAAACTAATGTGCTCTTCCTCACTCCCATTGAACGTAACGTCCCCGTCGATCTCGTAGAACTGATCTTCGAGGCAACGCTGGTAGACACCTAGGTAGGTGCCCTCCAGAATCTCATCCCCATACGACAGGGCTGAGAACATCGCGTCTTCCAAGGCGTCTTCGACAACCTGACTGAGCAACCCTACCTTAGGACAGCGTAGGATCACCGTCCGGTAAGTATCCTTCTTATTCATAACGGTAACTCATGAAGGTACCGCGCACTACTGGAGTGCGCAGTTAGAGTCAATCACCTTAAACGTTTTCTTCTTCGCCTCAAAGGCGACTTCACGTTTGCGGAAGTACTCTTTATGCTTAGGCTGGCTAGCACACACCCCGAATACGAACCGTGGGGTGATGCGGTTGTCGAATGTCTTCAACGCCTTGTCACGTAAACGCCCAATCATTTGTTTGTTGCGTTGAGTCGAACCGACCGTATGCATACAGAGCACAGTTACTAAACCATCAATGTCCTTACCCGTTCCGCAACTACCAGGTGTCGTAATGACCACCTCGTGTTTCATGTACTTCAACTTATCGGCGTCTTTACCTTTGGTATCCTCGCCGTGGAAGGTGACGATGTCCATGCCGGGGTATTCCTTAAGGAACATCTCGAGCATAGCCTCGCACATGCTGACCCTGGAGAAGAAGAACAGACACTTAGTGCCCTCCTCTCGGCATTCGAGGTAATACTCCTCGAACATCTTCTTGGCCACTTCAAAGTAGAAGTTGGTGACCGTCCGATTGTTCAGAATGCTCTGTTCCCAGGTTAGGTCATTGTAACTACCGAACTGCTGGGTCTTCAGGTTATAACGTCGCGGGTTGATGTCGTACAGATAAGCGACAATGTCGATGTAGTTCTCAGGCTCCGGTTCCTTAAGCCGGATGTGAATTGGGAAGAGGATCCGATAGATCTTGTTAATGAACGGATCATCGCCAGACAGAGTTGCAGACAACACAACCAGCTTGGGGAAGTTACCATACATCAACGAAATGCAGACCTGGTGAATCGCCTCGTGACCTTCGTCAATGATCCTGAGACCGCACTGGAGGCTCTCAAAGATCTTGTCTAGGCTCGGAGTCTTGGGATCCTTCTTCTCGTTCCTGAAGTGCACGTCAATGCGTGTCATCGGCACAATGATGACCTTCGGATCGATCTCACCCCTCAGCATCACTTCCTGCAACAAGCACAGGTCCTGTTCCCACACCAAGACATCGGCAGGTTGCAGGTCGATGATGTCACCCAAGGCTTTAATCCAAGTGGTGATGTACCGAGGTTGAATCGTAATCAGGGTTCGCTTGCCCATCAACAACATTGTCCGAAGGCCCATGTAGGTGTTGTGCGTAACGAGGTAGTCCTTGATCACAAAGCACTTTGATTCGTGCTCCACCGAGATGCAGGTGGTTTCAACTGGTCGATCGATCTCAATCCGATTAATCCGCAACGCCAGATCACGGTTGTCGTGTTCCCACATCGCTTCCACCTTTTCTTGAAAGGTGAACAAGACATGTGGGGTCCGGTGGGTAATCACAACGTAATTATCACCATCAGAGTAATGGGCTTTTGCAACACCCCCTACACTCCACACCAGATCACGAACCATCTTGGCGCTAGTACCGTAGTCGGAGCGATAGATGATTGACCCATCGGCCTGTGGCTCACCTGTAGCGTCCAACAACCCACGAAGCAACCCCATGCGCTGAGAGTGAGAACCCTCGAGGTACTTCTCGGTCAGGAACCGATCTGTTTGCCCGATCAGGTAGGCGTCGATAATGTCGCCGCGATCAGGATTGCGTTCACTGGCCGTTAAAGGAATGCGCCAGACTTTCTCTGGGCTGTCCACTAACTCTTGGGTGGTCTTAACCTCCCATTTTGACCAGCCATCCGCTCTGACTTCCCACTGGTGCTCAGGACACGCCACAACCGTCCTGCCGTCCTCGAAGGTCAGCTTGTACGTTGGTGTCACGCCTTGAGGGAAAACCCCTGTGACGTACGTGTGAGAGCCGTCAGGTGCCATGACCAGATCGTTCATCTTGACCTGTCCGATGGGCTTCCAACCTTTAGCTGTTCTGACCGGAGTACTGTTGGCCAGCGCTTTACCGTAACCTGTGGAGGCGTTGTTAACCTTCACAGCACCCGGAGCCAATTGGTAGTTAACCCACTCATCCTGACCGGGACGGGTGTTCTCGTAACCAGGACGAAACTTAAATCGAACGTCCTTGCCAACCAATTCCGGTTCAGTTACCAGCTCAACCCGAGACGGGTTATAGCCTTTATACTGAGCGAACGCGATGAACTCTTTTAACAAACTTGCGGGGAGACGGTATTCACTCTTGTCAAAGTTCGACCGAGCAAACACATGAGTCACTTCCATCTTTGTTCTACCGGTACCAGGAATTGGCACTTTCCCCATTTTGTAAAGGTTGGCCCGGCAGAAAGGCAGTATTACTTGTGCGGCGAACTCACCGTAGAACCCAAAGATTCGGAGGTAGTTATGCGCTCGCGAGATAGTGGCAACGTGGCGCATTGTAGCAGCCTCTTAACAAAATAAACGAGAACCCCGAAGGGTTCCCGCTATCGGGTGTGTTAAGACGCACCTAACGCCCAGAAGCTCTCAAGTACGGAACCTTGACGGTCCATGGTCATGAAAGTACGCGGGTCGTTAAGAACGTTCTGTTGTTTCTCAAAGATTAACAAACCGCCTCCGCCCCGGCTGGTGATGCAGTTAATGAAACTGGAGAAGTACTTATCCCCAGAACCGTTAGCCATTGCGAAGGACAGGTTGTTTGGATCTCTGGCCAGACAGCAATACAGTAGAGCTTCTACGTGCACTGCGTTAATACCTTTGATCTCCTGGTTAATAAGTGTCCAGAACTCAGACAATACTTCACCAAAGATCTTCGGCGTTACCACTTGGTTCCGCCATGCGGTATTGCGCTTGTTGAAGGTCATGAAGTTTTCCACACGAGCCCGGTGCATGTCCAAATCCTCACGAGTATAAGGAAGGGCAAACATCGGAGCCAGCGTGTTCCAATCAGACAGGTCGATGGAGATGAAGCGCTTATCCACCGTGTTCCAACCTTTATCCAGCACGAAGCGCAGGAAGTCCAAGGAGAAACGAGCATTACGCGACGACACCGACGTGATAGCCGAATGCTGCTGCGTGGTCTTGCCACCCATCATGATGTCTTCCACTTGGTAGCGGAAGGTAACGTCAGAGAAGTACGGGAGCTTATCCAGCCCAACGTCGTCCAATACATCGAGCGACTTCAGGTCAGACAGGTCCTTAACAATCGACGACTTCAGAATCAGCTCGGAACCCGGTACGCAGATCTCAGCCTTCAGGAAGATTTCATCCCCGTTGGTATAAATGATATCTTTGTCCCGGACGTGAGGCACAAACTTCCGCGAGGTTGCGTTGCGGATGTAGTGCTTAGTACTGAGCATTTTCTGCCCCATCGGGTTACATAAGGTAGTACCCGAGTACATTCCCACGTTCGCGTCTTTCATCATCATGACGTTAAACGGGATGGTCGACTTCATTTTGCCGTAGCAGCGACCGCACGGCTGGCCAGGGTTGTGAGAGTTACAGAACGCCATGCTGCGGAAGGTAACGACGTCACCGGTCTTGATCGTGTCGACGTTGCGTTGATCAATCAGAACCGATGAACCGTCCGCTAGGATGATGTACTTGCCCATCAAGGACAAAGCCATCTCCATGTTGAGGATCTTCATAGGAACGCCCACAGTCGTCCCACAGTCGTTCATGTGCAAGATGCTGTGTAACGGCGCCGACAGCAAGTGAATCTTGCGGTGGAACCACTCAGCGTCCTTCAGACCCTTACCGTTGTTGATCAGCGACTTACCGGATGAGTTACGTTCACCCAAGGAGTCAGCCAGGTTGGTGATGCCGTGAGCATACGGCACGTTAACCGAGTTCGGGAAGATGGTGTTGTTCAAGTCAAACACCGAACCACGAATGATCGTCGTCTGGAATGCTTGGTTGATACTCACGCCACCTGTCCGCGCCAGCAGTGCCATGGTGTTGGTATTCAGACTCTCGGCTTCACGCAGATAGTTACTGAACACTTTCTCGCCATCGTCAATGCTGATCTCGTGCGCCAAGATACGGTCACGGATATCCATGATGCCGACGTCTTCCATCAGCTCGGCCACAGACTCAGCCGTCGCCGAAATTACCGACGCCTCACTCATCACCACAATCATGTTGTTGAGTTTGGTTTGCCAGATGTGGATCAGTCGCTTGATACTGTCAGTCTCAACAGGATCATCGATCTCCGGCATAACGCTTTCCAGAATCCAGTTCACCGGAATGGCCAGAGTATCGTCGCTGTACACCACCTCCTTATGTTCTGGATTCTTGTTGGACGGGACCAGCTCGTCAATCGAGTAAGCCACGTTGTTGTACTTGCGGTGAACGATCAAGCCTTGCCATGTCAGCATCATCGCGAACAGGCAGGACATTGTCTTCTTACCTTCGTCGTCCACCACCTCTACTGCTTGGCGGTGACCACGACAACGAAGGATATCCGCTTCAGTGAGGTTGGCCCATTCACGCAGGCTAATTTGCATCATGCCCATTACAAGCCCCCGTAAATATTGTCAGTACCGCCGGTAACCCCGGTCATGTGCAGGTCTTCACCGAATGCTACCGGATTAGGCAAGCGCTTACCCGAGTAACGTGGTTCGGCAGGTGGAGCTGGTTCCGGTTCAGGCTTATTAAGACCGCTCTCAGCCAACTCGAGTGCCACGCCGCTCAACTGGCTCATATCGAGCAGGTTGTTGATTGGCTCCATGGTTCGGTCAGTCGGGAGTTCATGACGGATGGTGTAACCCGAGTCAGACAACATACTTGCAGCCATCTTCACGGCCCGGTTGTTCTGATACTCGTCTGGCTTCACAATCTGATCGATGTTAAACGGATCGTCTGCCCGGATAATACGGCGCACCATCACTTTACGCAGATCCGGTGAATACGCCATGGCCAATTGCTTAGCCGTTTCCTGACCACCGTGTTGGCTGGTGCGCAGACGACCTTCCGTTTCACCCGTGTTACGGTTGCCCTGATCTCGCAGCCAGCTGGAGTACTTGCTGCTGTCGTTCAGTTTAGCCGGCATACCGAACAGGTTGGACTTAGGCAATGCCTGAGCCGACATATCCGTACCGAACTTATCCAGCATCATGAAGTGCTGGTTACTGATCAGGATTGGGTTCACGGTCTCCACGTACTCACCCAGCGAGTTCATGAAGGTTGCCTTCTGCGGTTTGAAGGGATACTTCGCGCGCAGGGCGTTGATGATCGCCACACCATACAACCGGGTGTTACTGCGAACATGGATAGAGATCATCTTGTCGCAGCAGTGGTCGACGTAATCCTTAATGTCGTCCGCATTGGTGTAGGTCGCCCGAACGATCTCACCGAACTCCGGGAACCCAGTTTCGCAGAACTCGAGGATCATTGCGTAAGCTTCAGCGTACTGACCCAGGTTACGAAGCAACCGCGCTTCTTTCTGGATGTTAACGTTGATGTAGTTGATACTGAGCTCCATCAACATCGAGTAGATCTGACGACGGAACGCTGGCGTGTTGTTGATGATGACTTCCGCACGAGTACCGTCCGCATAGGTCGGCGCCATGTGGTCCTCGATGATGCTCACCGCAACACCTTTGTCGCCGTTCAACCCTGCGAACTTGAACTTGATCTTGCCAGGCACGATTTCGCGCAGCAGGATATTAATGTTCCAGTCCTTCAACTTGACCCGCTTGATCCCCCGGCTGAGTGGGTTGATCTTGCCAGTGTTGGTATTACGGGTGTAGTTGCCGTATGCCGAGTTAATGAAGGTATCCAGTTCCAGCGTGATCGGGATGTCATTACCACGGTTGTTCGCGATACGACGTTCGTACCAACGAATCACGTTGTTGTGCATCTCGTTCTGCTTCTTCTCATAACGCTCGAGAAGAATGTTGTGTGGCTGCTCGATGTAATCCGTACCGCGATTGTTAGCGCGGTTCTTCATGCGGTCACTCAACACTTCGACCGACATTACTTCCGAGTTGATCGGAGCGTAAAACAGTTGATCGTAGGTCAGGTCCGGGATACGCAAAGCTTTACGTGTCAACGACACCAAGGAGTTCTCGGTGATGCGACGACGGAAGCCCATGACGATGCCGTCTTCACGAATGCGCTGACCCGATTGTGGGAACGGGCAGTCATTACCTTGTGCATCTTTGTAAAGCATCAACGGAACGAATTCTTCCTCGTTCCACTGGAAACCACGTTCGTGCTTGAACATGCACTTCAAACGTTCTTCAGCGTACGATCGAGTCAGCTGAATTGCATCCTCCTCGGTAACGTGGCTGGAGATCGCTGCAACGCGGGTGTTCATGCCGAAGCACCATTCGCCGCTTTCGCTGATCCGTGGGGACTTGGCGAAGACCGTGCCTTTCGGGAAGGTGGCCAGTGGCGACATCAGCTTGCGCATCACGTCTTTGTCGTAGACAAACTCGAACCCCACATATGTGTTCTGTGTGTTGTACCGGGGGAGTTCAAGAATGTCGTACATGTTCTTTTCGTCATTCTTATAAATGACGTACACTTTGTTCCAGGCGTCAGTCATCTCACGCGGGTCTTGGCTCCCCACGAAGAACACTTCTTCCACTTGCATGTTGGCTGGCGCTACAATCTGGCGAGCAGTTTGAGCGTAACCTTGTTTCCACTCAAAGCCAGTCACCATCATGCGCTCATCGGCACCCGAGGTAACTACCGACTTCGGAATCATGTTGCCGGCCATGTACAGACGACCAGCAGAAGCCGACCACGGGAACAGAATCAGGTTGTTACTGACACCCACCAGCGCAGGATGGATTTGGTTCGGTCCGCAGATGTATTTATATTTAACATCTTGCTGAGTCTCGTTGTCACTCATTACAATCTCCTACCCACAAATGCTCTGTTACAAAAAGAAATTGTTACCATATCTAAACTAATGATATAGGTTTAAAATCGGTTAACCCCATCTTTGCAGGTAGCTTTATGCCAATTCCCAATAACGAAATCAATGCCGACAAGGATGTGTTCTTTACTGAACGCTTTAAGACCCTTGTCCGGTCTGAAAAGGAGTTGTTGAAACGCACAGCTCACCAGAAGCCCATCATTGAAAAGAACGTGTTGTACGCCTACCGTAACGACATCTACCGTCTGCTGCGGCATTTCGAGATCCCGTCGTATATGTGGTGGGCAACAGCTTACATCAACGGTGTTGAAAACCCCACACAGGACATCACCCATCTGGAATACATCCTCATGATGGATGAGAGCATTCTTGCTTCGGCAATCTCCCGCAGTAATACGGTTCAGGGATAAAAAATAAATGAGTGCGAAGAAATGGGTAGGGGAGCACTGCTCCCCTACCTATGACTTATAGCCGCTTACTTACCAGGATGCTGGACCAGCGCCGCCACCGTTGTCCGGGTAGACGCTAGGTGCGATGCCGCCGGCGGTGATTGGCTGGTTCATCATTGCCATCATCGGGTTCTGCATCATCATCGGATTCATCATCATCATGGGGTTCATGTTCATCATGTTCTGACCCCCCATCATGTTGTTCATCAGAGCCTGGTTCTGCATTTGCATTGGGTTCAGCTCAACGCGTTGCAGGAAGTTACCACGACGGGTGCAGTGGTACATCACAGGACCGCCGGTCATGCCGTTTACCGCATGGTGCAGCACACGACCCAGGTTCTGGTCGATCTCGGTACGAACATAACGATCGCCCGCTTGCATTGGTGGAGGAGTGAGGTCGTAATCACCTACCATCATGCTTTGGTTGTTGTTACCCTGGTTGTTGTTTTGCTGTTGATTGGTTTGTTGCATCTGCTGACCACCTTGATTGGTGGACGAGGAGACAGACAACAGGCCAGCCATGTCATTGCGACCCATGGCTTGGTTGCTGGTTTCTTCCATTGTGTTGTGGCTGTTGTAGTCCATGATCGGGACCTGACGATAAGTTTCTGGCAATTCCTCCAGATACTCATTCCAGTTCATGTCGATCATGTACACGCCGGCCTTGTCGAAGTCGCCGCGGAAGGTATTTTGTACCTTGTTCAGTTGATCCGCGATTTCGCTGTAGCAGCCCAGGTACGAGATCAAACGTGCAGCCACCGGAGTGGTCGACTCGAACTCGTAGTCACCCGGGTTGTTGACCGCCGGCAGGATGGACTGGAACAGATGACGCGCCAGCTTGAGAGCAGCAATCGACACGCTGTGGTTGTTGAGCTCCACAGTTTGGTTGTCGCTGATGCCTTCCGAGCGAGCCAGGCGTTTAACGATCTCGTTGTAGAACGGGAACGAAGGACGAGTCTTGTAGTAGACACGTTCGCCAGTGGCTTTGCTGCGACCGCCGCCTTTGGTCACGGTGAAGTGAATGAAGCGGTTGTCGAGGCCGTCTTCTTCCAGCTCGATGTGCATACGGGCGAACAGTTGGTTCAGTTCGTCACGCACAGAACGCTTGGCTTCTTTCAGGGGCTCCATCATGTCGATGATGTCCTGACGCCATGCTTTCTTTGGACGCGCCGCCGAAGCAATGCTGAACAGCACGATCGGGTACGCACGGAAGACCGACAGCAGTTTCATGCAGGTCATCTTGCGGATGATCTTGAAGACCTCAGTCTCCTTGCTGGTGATGTTCTCGCAGGCTGGGTGGAAGAACACCTTGTTGACCACGTTGCCGTCGAGGATGTTGCTCAGTGGCAGGTACATGTCCATCTCGTCAATACGGATGGGGAACTCTTCGCCGTTGATCACGAACATGATGCGACCGTCGTCCTTGACAGCGCAGTTCCAGGATTTCAACATTGCAGCGTACAGCTTGTTCAATTCGTTCATGAGTCGTTAACTCCTTATCAGTAGCCGAAGTGTTCTTTGATGTTGGTGAGGTAGTTCTTCGCCGAACTCAGACCCACGTCATTACCAGCAATGTTGGTGCTGGTGCGGTTGATGCAGTACGTGGCGTTGGTGAACTGCTTGGTCAAAGCCAACTCACCGTTGAAGGCGATTGCCACCGTGGTCTCACCGAACATGTAGGAGTCAACTTCCACGTTCATGATGGTTTTCTGGTGGGCGTAAACCGAAGTGTACTTCTGGAAGAAGTGAGACTTCAGCAGTTCCTTGAATTTCTCCACGCGGTTGATCACGTAGTCATCGTGGTTGAGTACCGACATGGCCTCACCCGGAATGATTACGACGCCGTCTTCGTCACCGGCCATCCCGTTGAAATCCATCGGGTTGTTGGTGGCGCTGAAGTGGAAACTGGCCAGACCGCTTTGCAGCAACAGGTGAACCGTCAGGAACGCCAGCTCGGACGCCATCAGTTCGTGCGGGTTAGCACTGCCGTAAGCGGTGCTGGTGGCCAGCGTGTTGTCAGCCGCGAAGTTGCTCGACTGCAACATGTTCAGGTTGAGTACGTCAGGGAAGTTGTTGAAGACCGTGTGGATCTCGCCAATCGAGAAACCCTGGAACCCCATCATGCTGTAGCCACCGGTGTTGAACATCATGGTGGCGAAGAATGGGTTCTCGGTTACACCGATCTCGCCCAGACCCTGACTGCTCAGGTTATCAGCGATACCCATTTCCAAACCACCGAACTCGGCTTCTGTACCGGCGTTAGTCGCCAGACGCAGCAGCTCACGGGTGTGGTGAGTTGGGTTCAGGTTCTGGGTCTTCGAGACCACCATGGTCGTCTTGAGGTCAGTACCCACAGTGCCGTCGTAACGATCAGCACGACCTTCGTTCTCGCAAGCCAGGAAGCCCAGTGCTTCGTTGCCCACATCGATCGGACGCAGAGAGCGCAGGTTCTTGATCTGGTTAGGATCACCCATCAGGAATTGGTGGGAGGATTCCACAACCGTTTTGGTCATTGGGAAGCCGGAACTGTCTGCCACGTTCTGGGTCAGTGTATTCCACGCACGGACTGGAACGAATGTGACATCATTACTGATACCTTCGACCGACGCGGTACCGCCCACCAAGTAACCCACAACCGACAGCTCTTGTTGCACCAAAGCATTCGACTGCACCATGAAGCGCAGCATACCGATACCCCGGCGAACGTTCCAGCCGTCTTCTACTGTTACCATGCCCTGAGGCTGAGGCGACAGACCACCGGACATGGCGGCAACGTTGTTCAGTGTCGTTGCGGTAATGCCGCCTTGGTGTTGTTCCATCATCAGCTTGTCGAGTGCCATGCTGTCGATGTTCATGGTGTTGTGGCGGTGTACGTGATCGTGGTTCTGGTTACCCATGCCGAAGACTGCTTGGGTAAGGGTAATCGTTTGTTCGCTCATTGGATGCCTCTGGTTACAAGGTTATTAAGAGTTGTTGTGGCGGATCAGTGCGATGAGCTCGTTCTTGATTTCGACTTCAATCTCCATCGGGAACATAGCTCCTTTTGCGACGCGGTTGTAAATGTCCGGATCGTCCAGTACCCCATACTCGAGGTTGGAGGTCCAGATACCGTTCCCCAGTTTCTCCAGGAAATCGGTGGCAGACACGATGGCTTCGTTAAACGAGCGCCCTTCATTGTTGCGGGACTGAATGTCACAGATCGACGTGAGGAACTCTTTGTCTTCTGTGTTCAGTTTCAGTCCTTCCGACAAGCTTCGCAGACCGTCCGGGTTATGGATCGCACCCAGAACAGACGGCAGGTACTTAAAGCCGAGCTCAGCCAACCGAACTTGCCCCAGTGCAATCGCGGCCATCAGCTGAGTGTAGTTGAAAGTCCAGAACACCATCGGAGAAACTTCGAAAGCGTAAGTGAGCTGCAATACCTTAAGAATATGGTCGTGCAGTTCAAAATCCCAGTTTGGAGGTAGGCGGTCATAGACAGCTTCCACCAACTCTACCTGTTTAATGCCTAGGCCCATGCACTGGAACTTGAAGCGATCTTTCACACGCTCCTTGTCAGTCTCATCGAACAGGCCAAAGGTAAAGTACTCGGCTTGCTTTTCTTCGTTGGCTGTCTTGGTAGACTCTGCAACTTGATAGCGTTCATAGATCGAGCGCTTATCGTCGTCGTCGCCTTCGGAGAAGTCTTTCTTGTTCAGCTTGCTGCCGCTGGTCTCGTGTTGCTTAACCGAGGCGTTGATTGCGGTGGCCAGGTTCTTGCCGTCTTCCGTTTCCGGGATGACCGCGCAGCACAGGCGGCTGAAGATGGTGTTGTACAGAACCTTCTCGGTAAAGTACTCGTTACTGGCAACCGCGTCGACCTGAGACGGGATACCACGTTTGTTGAAGGCAAACTGCACGTAAGTGTACAGCTTGTGCCAGCCCGGCATTTGGTTGATGCGTGGGTTGTTCTTGATCAACTCGCCGCACACCAGTTCACTGTGACCTGTACCCATGGTCATGTCAAAGCGACTGAGCAGGGAGAAGATGATCGGGAACGCTGCACGGCACACAAATGCAAACTTGACCATCTCAACGTAGTCAACGTCGGTGATGGTGGTTTCTGCTGGGTAGTCACCTTTGCTGGCGGCCACACTCAGGTCCGGCGGGATGGCCAGATGTCGCGAGTACTGAATGAACGCACAGTACTTTGGAATATCGATGAACTCGAACAGGTTGTTAACGATTGGCAGCACTCGAGAGATTTCGATGTTGTAGTCAAGAAATTTACCACTCTCAACGATTGCATGTGCCTTCTCGAACAACTTGAACAGTTCGATTTTCTTTTCCGTGGAGAATGTCGCTTCCACGTATTCATTGAAGCAGTCGAACAGGTTGGTTTCTTTGTCGTCTTTTTCCTTCAATACCTTTTCCAACCGGACGGTGGCTTTACCGTTGAAGCGGAGGGTCTTATCGTTGAGCGTCACGATAATAGCTTCTATCGTCTTCTTACTGCTCCGGCGGACCTCAACATTAAACATGGGAATACTCCAGATGGAAAATTACTATTATTGCTTTACCTACTAATAATGTAGGCTCAAAAATATCCAACGAGCCATAAGTCCGTTAATCGAACGCAGGGGAATCCCCTGCGTTCGTTATTAAAGGCTATGCCTTAGAAGTCGACATCTTCGTCGAACGAATTACCGCCGCTATCGAAGTCGTTACCGCCACCCGAGTTACCGCCGCCACCGCCATTGCCACCACGGTTACCGCCAGCCGCCGGAGCGCCATCTTTAGGCTTGGCCGGTTCCCAGCTGGTGGTGTCCATGTTGTCGAGGATCGGACGGTGGAAGTTGACCCAGGCACGAACAGCCCAACGCGACATCACGCCTTCGTCGATGTAACGCTCGCCAGCATCGTTCTTCATGTAGACGACGGTGTCTTTCGGACCCTTGAACTTGAACTGGACTTTGTAGTCGCCCTTGCTGTAGCCCAAGGTGATGCAACCGTCTTTGTCGCGGGTGATGGTCAGGAACACTTGCAGGACTGGCTGGTCGGACATGCGACCGCTACCGCCGGCGAATACGAACTGCTTCCACTGCACCGCGATCTGGCGGGTCTTGAAGTCCGGGTTAGTGGTCGCTTCAATCAGTGCATCGAACAACACGCCACGGTGCATGTAGTCCATTTCCACTTCTTTGTGGTTGGTCTTAGCGCCTTCTTTATAGACACCGTCGTTGACCTTGAGCATCAGCTTGCCGTTGTTGGCTTGCTCCCACATCAACTGTGCAGGATACTTCGCACCGGCAACCGGCTCGATGGAAGTTGGGTGCGGCTGACGGTAGTCGTTCAGCAGGATTTTCTTACGAGGTGTGAAGGCAGGGCGTTGACCGTTGTTGTTACCATTCATGATTGATGACCTTGGATAAGGAAATGAAGAAGTTTTTGTCTATATACATTGGGTTGCGGTGAGATTAAAGCATTAACAGTAACCCAGCTTTATCCACACCTGAAGGCAGGCTGTTGATGGTGCCCCTTATACGACCAATGGTCGTAGCGGATGTCCAGTGATTGTCCGTGGCGAGCTTCTTGACCAGTTCTCGGATGCCATGAGAGGAAGCCTTGAAGTTGGTAGACTTGTCGCCAAAGATCTGAATAGTGAGGCGGTTGAACGGGATGTAATGCAGTTCTTTACCGCCAGTCAGCTTGGTGTACCAAAGCGTGAACGGCTTGAGAATCCCGGTATGGGACTCCAGTAGCCATAACCGCGCAATACCCGCGGCAGTGGTTAGATCGACGACATGGTGCGTCAATACAATCCCTTTGCCATTGAACGGGGGTAGCTTAGCTTTGGTTTCAACAATCATCTTGCCATACTGCTTGATCAACTTCTCCACCACCACATTAACCAATGCAGCAGTGACCTTTTGCTTCTCAGTCGCGTTCTTCGAGTTCTTCGAATGGTCCACGAGATCAGCTTTAGGGAAGTCGCTTTTCAATCCGCTGTAGTCAGGGCAGTACACCACCATTTGAATAGGTTTGTGTTTACGGGCTTGATCCAACCACCCGCCAATAAGACGCAAGTCACTGGAGACATCTTCCGCCAACTGAACAGCATCGTGGGCTTCTTTGTCAGCTGTCTCGTAGGACTGCATGGCATTACGGATCAGCGTACGCAGGTTGAACATCACCGTGTCCGCCGAGCGTATACCATTAGCGCCTTCGCCTTCGAAAGCAAGGGAAGTCCCGACGGACATCCCCAGTGTACCGGTGGATCTCATAGGAACTCCCTGAGCACCGACATGGCCTCGTCTTCTGATATGTCATGCTTTTCCAGATCTGCTTTGATCTCTGGAAGTAACGCAGATTCAATGTTGTCTTTGTTGATCGTCACACCCTCGTAGACCGTGCTGTCAAATAACTCTTCATCCAACAAGACACCTTCGGCCATCTCGTTTTCAGCTTTGATCCGCAGGTCAGGGTATTCCCGACTCAACACCGACACAACCGGGTTCACAATCTCAGCCAAGCCACCCATGATGCGAAGGTTACTGTGCTTAGGGAAATTGCGATCCCGTATAAAGGTGTGAATGTCCGCTACCAGTCGTTCAGGAGTAATATCCTTTTCGACATTCATCGTGACGTAAGGCAGCGCATTCTTGTTTTCCCAGAAGACCGGCTTAAAGTCTCCCGTCTTCAAATTCAAATCAATGCAGTAGCCGCCCTTCGGATGTTCCTCACCGTGTTTATCACGATCGAACGAACCCGAGGTATACAACTTGCCAATCTGAACAGGTTTGTGGATATGACCTGCGAAGATGGCGTACTTAACGATACTTTCCCAGCGCTCCAAGTTGTGTGCCTTGTGACGGGCCTTGGGATGCAGCTGGAACTCGAAAGCACCGTGAAAGGCAATCATGTCAACCTTATCAAGGTTGGCCGCTCTGAGGACCTGTAGGGCCTTCTCCCAGATATCGTCTGGAGTCATGGTTCCCATGTTGTCCGGAACATACATGACGGTTAAGCCATCCTGATCCGGGTAGGTCTCAATGCACAAGGTATCAATGTAGCGGAAATCTAAACCTTCCGGTGCAATGAACTGGAAGTGTGCCGGCTGACCCATGTCGTGAGACTCAGTACCAGCCAGAAAGATCACTCTGACATTGTGCTTCTTGCAACGGAGGAAGAACTGTTTAGCCCACTCCTCAACACGAAACATGTCAGGGTTAGGGCGTTCCACCATGCGTTCAAAGAAGTCGCCACCAAAGAAGATCGTATCCACCTTGTCCAAGTCGTGGTCCTTATAAAGGAAGGTCGACAAGTTACCCAAGATGTGTTTCGTTGGTGTGTTGCTGTGTAGCGTGTGGTGATCTGAACTCCAGAGCATCCGCATGTGGAACTTCCCCTTTACACTTTACGCGATACCGCCACAGTTACCAGTGTCTTGGACTTACTGAGTCGGGTCATCAACCGATATGCGGCGATTGCTTGTTTGCCCGGGACCAGCTTATCGAAAGTGTAGTAATTCGTACCGATCAAGACTAATGGATGAACTGTCATGTTGCTTCCTTAGCATTCCAGTGGATTGGCTGGGGCTTCACGCTCTGCGGCAGCGGTGGTGGTCGGTGCAGCTTCAACCTTGCCTTCGATGATGAACTGATTCAGGCTCAGCTCGGCGAGGAACTTGTACTCTTCAGCACTCACCAGTTCTTTACGGTGGTCGCGGTAGAGAATGTCACGCGACTTGGTGATGTCTTCGATCGGCGCTTTGCCACGACGGATGAAGTCCTTGATGTAGTAGACCTTGCGCTCTACCTCAGGGATGATGCCGTACTTGGTGTAGAACTCAGGCGACACCAAGTCGGTGATGGTCAGACGCTCGGCCTGGAGGTGCTTCTTCACCATGCTGGCCACGCCCATGCTGGCGTTTGGATCCTGGCTGCGAGTGGTGTCGGCCTGAACCTGCTGGATGTGACGGCTCACGGCACGCATCATCTCGAAGTCGTGCGGGGTCATGTTGTGTGCGATCAGCGGCTTCACCAGCAATACCGGTTGGTCGTTGTCGTCCACTACCAGCACCGACTGAGTACCACGGTTGCTCATGGTGTGCCACTTCGGTGCGTTGAAGTAGTTGACGCCCAGATCGTTACCCAACGCAAAGCCCATCAGCCATTCTTTTACGAAGTCCGCTTCACGCAAAACCGCCGCTACGTTGAACGGCATGTCGTCGTTGCCCAGCATGAGTTTGCCGTCGACGTTGATAACCTGAATATCCTTGAGCCAGCCGAAATCTTCCGCGATAATGGCCTGACGTTGTTCTTTGTTCATCCCAATCTCCATGTGTCAATGAGTTTATATTGTTCGCCGGTGATCAACACCGCATTAGCCAGATCGTAAGCCACGCCGTCACTGATGACCTTAACGGCGATGATGAGTCTGTATTGATTGACCTGCCCAGTAAGATTTTCCCTGCTGACCGACACCGAGCAATCAGAGAACAGTTCCTTGATGTAACGCTCCAGCTCATCACGGGCTTGTTCTATCAGTTTGTCAGGATCCTGCCCGTACTGCTTAATGAGGAAGTAAAAGCTTGGGACTTTGCCCATGACCTTGCCCTGGTTCCGACGACTTGTGAACCAGTACGTAATGTGCTTAGACAACGCGTCAACAACGGAGTTAAATTCCCATCCGTTTGACGTGGTCATCGTTCCAACCAAAAATGTTCCCATAAATGTGGCCTTCCGTTGAAATATAGAGACTGTTGCCTTCGTAATATCAAACAAAAAAATAAACTAAACAGGAAGGGGTTACCCTCCTGTTTAGCTCATCGTCTATTACTCGGCTTCAGGCTCTACATACGACTTCAGCTTGGCACCTTCCTCACTGGTCAAGTCAAACATCTTCTTGGCCCTGTGATGGTCGATAGCCACCCACGTCTTATGAGAGTCTACCCGCTCACGGAACGACAACTGTCCGCCAACGGTATCGAAGTAATGAGTGTGGCGAAGCTGGGCTTTGTCATCGACAGTTTCCAGATTCAGCACGCCGTTCATTACCCGACGGTAGAACAAGTTGTCTGCACCTACACCGGTGTTCCAGTTACTGAAGTCACCACCGTAGCCGGAGATTTCTTCATCGAGGTACATTTGCATCATCGCAGGGTGAGCCATGATGATGTCACGCATGTGGCCTTGAGCGCCTTGGAGCGCTTCGATGCTCCCCAAGTAACCGATCTCATAGCGACCTACGTAATCACCATCCGACGTACCCAGCAGACGTTTACCCATTTCCCAAGCACGCGAGTTCACGAACTTGTCGAATGTTTCCAACGTCTTATTCGCTTGCTGAGCCAGCCAACCTCCTGCCCCCTGCAAGAGTGAAGCGCTCTGGTTTACATAGTCGCCGTACTTGGCGATTTGGTTCTCGGTAAAGCTACCCGAGATTGCGTAACTAAAAGCGTTTGCGCTGTTCATATCACTCCTGGATAAGATCAGTCTGTGCCATGAGCGTGTTGAGGTTCATCAAGTTTGTTGCAGCTTGACCAGCGTAGCCACCCACCCGGAACGGAATGTTCTTGTCGAGTACTTGGTGGTGACCGAAACCGCCGTACGCTTTGGCCTTGGACTCGTTATCGAAAATAGCGACGATATACATCTGGTCGCCGTCGAAGTCAGCGTTGAAAGTTTTGACCCCCAGGATTGGGAGTTTGATGCTTTCGTCTGACAGATCACGGTTGGCCTTGAGGAAGAACGAACGCAGACTGAGGAATTCGATCGAAGGATTTCGACCGGTCTCAATCAAGCACTTGCGATTAACTTCCATGTCCGTGAAGAAGTCATCGATCTCCGGAACAATCTCAAACGCCGCTTTGTTAATGAGCGCCTGCGATTTCCAAGGAGTCATGCCCAGCCGGTATAGATAGCTGGTGATGTGATATTCCAAAATGGCAATACACATCTTCCACGGTACAATCAACACATCGGTATCAATGATGCCGGTCTGCGAGGTGATCACAGAACGACCCGTGAACGGAATGGAACCCGCACACACATGCTTCCGGGAAATCGCTGGTTTGTTAAACAACGCTTTCGGGTTGTTCACCTGACGGTACTGGTCTGCCAGCAACACCAAGTTCTTGCCGACAATGTCGACGTTCCGGCGATGGTCCTTGCTATCCAACTGATAACAGGTGTTGGACTTCAGGGTGTCAGCAATCGCGTTATACAGCTGCGCGGTTTCAGGATGGTGAGAGTAGCTGTACACATCCTTGCCGGTTCGCTCAAACACTGTGGAGTAGCGCTTGGGAACCTTGATGTACTGACAGAATGCGAGGTGCTTGTACTTGTGGTAGAACGCCAGGAACTTGTGACCTTCCTGCGGGTGTTTGCTGTAACGCTTACCCGGTCCCACCAGAATGTATTCCATGATCTGATCAGCGTTCTCAAAGAACGTGTTCAGGTTCGGATCCCGGATACCCAATGCTTCGAGCATCTGGAACAGAATGATCATGGTGCCGTTCTTTTTCTTCTTCTCAGCCTTTTGAT